TTAATCGCCGAAGCAGCCTTTGCACCCTTCCGTTGCGTAGCCAAACGACACGATTACGGAAACCGACTGAATTTCAGAGTTTTCGATCAGAACCATGACCCTATCCTTACGGTCGAGGACCTGGTGACGAGCCAGTTTTCCGACATGAACAGGCTCATAGATGTGCTCTCGTCGGCCAGACAGAGTTTGATCGAGCGCGGCTATGCGCTTCTGCCCTGGGATCCGAGAAGACCAACTTTACAGTAATGCAGCAATAGCGTGAGAATCGAACCTCAGGCCGCGCCGCTAGCGGCCTGCGAATCGCAACTGTCTAATACGGTTCGGCCAGTTTCAGCGACTTTCGCCCAATAAAGCCGAGAAGCTTTCCGGCGGTTTTAGACAACCGAAACCACCCTCCTCCGGCGTTCTGCCGACACGAAATCCCGACCCGCTCCACAAGCATTTTGTCGCCAGGCTGGCACCTTCACTTCAAGTCACACTCCACCGTCTATGTGACCACTTGAGAGGTGGCAGCTATGCGGCCTCGATCAGTACCCTGCCCTGAACGCATCGCTCCTCAGTTGGTGACGCTGGTCAGCCGGCCACCCGCCGGCGCATGGCGCTACGAAATCAAATATGACGGCTACAGGATGCTGGCCAGAGTCGACTGCTCGGTCCAGCTGCTCACAAAGAACGGCTACGACTGGACGGACCGGATGCCGCTGCTGGCTGCGGATCTGGCCCGCCTGGCCGTGCGCTCTGCCTGGCTCGATGGCGAGGTGGTCGTGCAGGATGACGATGGCCGTCCTGCATTCCAGGCTCTGCAGTCTGCTTTCGCCACCCGTAAGACCGATCACCTGGTGTATGTCGCATTCGACCTGCTGTACCTGAATGGCGTGGACCTACGCGGTGAGCCGGTCGAGCAGCGCCGTCAGGCCCTGGCCGATCTCCTCGACGACTGCCCGCTTGACCTGGTGCGCTTGTCCGACACGCTCGATGTCGACCCGGCCCAGCTTCTGGCCAATGCGTGTCGCATGAAGCTGGAAGGGATCGTCGGCAAGCGGGACGGCAGCAGGTACAGCGGCGAGCGCGACGGTAGCTGGGTGAAGCTGAAATGCGGTAACCGGCAGGAGTTCATCATCGTAGGCTACACCCGGGCGTCGGCCGGACTCGGCTCCCTGCTGTTGGGGCTGCATGATGATCAAGGGCGCCTGGTGTACGCGGGCCGGGTCAAGTCGGGATTCAGCGGCAAGGCCCTGGACATGCTCCGATCCCGTCTCGCCGCCCTGGCCCAGCCGAAGCCGGCGCTGTCGGAGCCGCCCAGGCGTGAAAAGGGCCTGACCATTGTGTGGGTGGCGCCTGAGCAGGTATGCGAGGTGAAATTTTCAGAGATAACGCCGAGCGGAAAAGTGCGTCACGCCGTGTTCGTCGCGTTACGAGACGATAAGCCGGCCGCGGGCATAAGCTTGGAGAGCGACATGGAGCCGCAGTAGGCGGGGCGATTTCCCCGGGAGGCATCGTGTATGAGGTGTGGGTGGAAGGCGAAGCCAGCGTGCTGCAGTGCGAGGTGATCGACTTAGTAGACGAGCAGTCGCGGCCCGGCACTTGGTCCAGCGACTGGGATGCCCAAGGCTACCGGGAACTGGAGTTCCAAGTGGTTTCCGGCCAATGGCTCGACCCAGACGGCACCTCGCACGACTTGGGTAGGAACGGCTGTGCCGAGCTGGCTGACCGGTATGCCGAGTTCATAGAGGACGAACTATGGCACCAGATCGACGCCGGGCGAGCCGCATGAGTGGTCATGCTCCAGCGCCCACAGCCTGGCTGCCTCGGCCAGCTCCAGCATGTCCACCAGGCTGCCTTCGTCAATTTCATCCCGACGGCGCGCGGCGTAGGCCATCTCACTGAGAACGGCCGCACGGCCATCCGGATCTTCGACCAAGGCGACTTGATCGTTCAGTTCAGCCACCCAGGCCTGAGGCAGACTAGCTCTCATATTCGCCTACCGCCCGGCACCACCAGGACTGCGCGTAAAGCACCCCGTCGATTTCCTCGACACCGTTGATGTTGATCCCGAGTTGCGCCATTCCATTGAGCTTCGCATCGTGGAGCCGCGGGATGATGTCCTGACCTGGGGTAGGATTGAACACCCACGCCTGGGTGGCCACCCGCCCCAAAGGCTCACTGTGATGATCGCCAATGTGCACGTCTGCACGCAGCGGTTGTATTTTCCGCAGCTGGTCGGGCGGAACGGCAATGCCCCGTTCCCTTCGTCGAACGATGAGGAAGTACATCAGCCGGCACCATGACTTCGAATGCTATGGGTGACTACGCCCCAAACCTCGAACTGGTCGCCTTCGAGAATGTATCGGGCCGGGTATTTAGGGTTATCTGGAAGGAGCACTACCTGCCCGTCACGCACCACCATGCGCTTGCATGTGGCCTCGCCGTTCACCGCGGCGATGATGATGTGGCCCGATCGGGCATCGACAAACCTGTCGACCACCAGCAGGTCACCGGTGTAGATCCCGGCCCCCTGCATGCTTTCACCATCCACCTTGACCAAGTAAACGCTGGGCGCGCGCAGGTGGAGCAGTTCGTCAATTGAGACGGGGCTTGCGTCGAGCGGGACGGAGAGGGAAGCGTTCATGTCGGCTGGCCGTTAACTGTATATATATACAGTATCTTACGGCAGCACATCTCGGGGCAACTGCCGATCGACGGCCTAATGAAGCGGCGGCAGCTCCTTACCCCGAGCCTTGGCGATCACCCGAAGCTGGTAATCTGACACCACCTGGAACAGCGACTCTGCCAACAGGCGCAACCGCTCGATCTCTTCAGCAGGCGCGCCGCGATCCTGGGCTTGGTGATACTCGCGCATAGCGTCGACTGCCTGCTGAATCAGCGGCTCGCCGGCCTCGACCATTCCGATAAACGTGCGCTTGTCCACTTCGAGACCCTGTTCACTTGGTCAGGCCATTATAGATCGACTCGCACGCCAGCCCAGCTATTCGGCTTCGCTCAAGCGCTGCTGCGCAGCTGCCCGCCATTTGGTCAGCTTCTTCAAGCAATCCCCCGAGCACCACGAGGGCAGAGGTTCCTGCCTGGCGGTGCTGGGCAGCGATGGTGTCGCAGGTGGCTCCGTGCCCGGCCCGCAGTCGGGCGATTTCCCCGCGCAGCCCGCCAGCAGCAGACTCAGCAGCAGCGGCGCGGCCTTGGGCCAATTCCATTTGCTGTCGTGCACTCTCACCCTCCTCGTCCGCCACGGCTTGGCGGCGCTGTTCTTCTGTTCTGGCCTTGGCGGCGGCGCGGCGGTCGCGCTCCGCTACCTCCAGTCGGTAGTCGGATAGCTCCGACATTGCCACCGAGGCATCGAACTTTCCCGCTCCCACACGAATTTCCTGGCCTCCAGCCACCAGGACCAGCGCGATCAGCCACCAGCACCAGGCCGGTACCGTGCCGAGCCAGGTCATGCCAGCGCCCTCCGAACGCCCTCATCGATGATTGCCGACGGATAAGGGTTACCACCGTTCTCGTGGATGATGATGCTGAGCACCATTCCCCGCAGAGTGGCCGGGTCCTTGATGTTGATCGGATCGGTGGTGCGCACACCCAGGCGCTTGGCCACGGCGCTAGCGTAGGCCTGCGTATCGTTCTCGTTGCTCGGCGCCCAGCGATTGATGGTTTCGAGCACCGTATCGATGCCCTTTCCCCCCACCCCGGGCATGCCGTCCTTGCCACGGTAGTTAATCAGCAGCTTGCCCAGGGCTCGGATGCCGTTCTCAGGATGATCGAAGCGAGCGAATCGCGGCTTGGCTACGCCTTCCTCTAGGCCAAGCTGGCCCTGCCAGGCGTTGCGTGGGTTGTAATCGACGTTTCCGGGGTTTCGGTTGCGGACGCCGCGGGGTGTGGTCATGCGTTTTCTCCAGGCGAAAAAAAGCCCGCGCTTGGCGGGCATGATGATTGCGGCTGTAGTCCACCGCCAAAACCTACCGTTCACTTGCTGGATAATACCTCTCCCCAAGTGTTCACCCCATTTCCGTACACATCTTGATAAAACGCACGAACTTGCAGTTTACCTGGGGTCTGAGGGAGCTTGAATCGAGCTATATTTGAGCTCTGATACCACCTCGTATCCTGACGCTCGCCATCTACATAGAGGTAAAATGCAAAACAAGAGGCATCGCACGCTTCATCGCCAATAGTCAGCGAGCACTCTGCGACGATCTCCTCTCCCTCTACATATCCTGATGCGACAATCTTCAGGTCAGGCGAGGCCAATGGTGATTGGATCCTGCGCGAACTGGCGCCGGAGCTCATGAGTGAATGGCTCTTCCTTATCAGCTGAAGCAATGCTTCCTTGTAGTACCGGTCGCCGTAGTGAAATGGCGATATCCCCCAACGATGGGACTCGCTGGCAGTACACACCCCTGGCTGGAACTCTATGAATTGGTCATCACGCAGCTCATTCCCAAGGGCATCGTACATCCATTGAAGGTCTTTGTTCGCCGCCTCTATCTTCTGGTGATCGACCGGATAAACCGTATCGGTTTTCACTTCAAACTCTGCAGCCCAAAAAGCCTTATTAACTAGAACTCGATCGAGCTTGTTATGCGCTCTCAGAAGATCAAAAAATCTTCTAACACCGTTAAGCCACAAATCCCGGCGCTCAGGTGTGCCTTGCTTCACGAGCCTGAAATCAAGCCCAGGGGTTTTTAGAAGCCTGCTAGTAGCTAGCTCGTCTGAGTTTGTGATCATCTCACCAGACGGGAAAACCACTAGATCGTATCGCTCATCAATCAAGTCAATAAGAATTATATCGGCATTATCTATCTTGGCCGACGCGATTAGGACCTCCTTAGAGAAGTCATTGAAAACCATGCTACGCTGAAACTTTGACGATATATTACTTAAAGCGGCATAGTCTTCGTATGGTTTACCGACCAATGATGCAAATGATGATCTGGCGTAGTAGTTGCTAACCTTGAAATCGCGAGAATATTCAAGATTGAAAATATCTCTTGATACGCAACTACCAAAAATCAAAATATTCTTGACCAATTCCCTCAACCCTCCATGATTCAGATGGGAGTATTATTGCCTCGAATTCCTGACAATGAAACCCCCAACTGATGGTGGATTGACTCTGCCCATGCTGCGCCAGCCAAGATGCGCCAAAAATCCTCAGTTTGACTCTTCCCCTGCTGGGTATACTACGTGATAAGACTCCTGGAACTGGTCGCCGACTGCCCGCAGCGAAATCTTCGACGCCCCAGGCCAGTCGTACAGGATTGCGCTTACCGTAGCTTGGGCTTCGCGCTCATAATCCGACACAAATTCGAAGTGCTGTGCATCACCCGCTGCGGAAGTAAAAGTAAGGTCGTATTGCATAGAAAAGCTCTCCTCGTTGATGTCAGGCGGCCTGGCTGACCAGCTTCCAGCCGTTCACCCCGGTGCCGGTCTTGTTATACGTCTGACCGGTATCGGAGCGCCGCGCCGAGCTGCCAGGACCTCCATCTAAAACACCCTCGGGGCTGCCGACTACTGCGTAGTAATGCTTTTGGCCGCCTGGCGTGACAAAAGGCCTTGCGCCTGATGAGTCGAAGCAGTTCTGCTCCATTCTGGATCCCGACGGCAAGCCTGTGAAGCTCTGCAGTTTGGTATTGGTGATGCAGCTCTTGCTCGTTCCGGTAATTGTCAGGCCGATTGGATTTTCGCTACCCTTGATCTCCCCCTCAACGTTGTCGATGGTAATCTTGCCGCCAGAGCTGCTACCAAGAATCTGCTGAGCTACCACGCCGCGAATGTAACCATTTTTCAGGGTCAGGAAAGGCACGGCAGAGAAGAAGATACCTCGCCCGCTACCCAGCAAGTACGTTGGATCATTATCTATATCGAAGCCATCAATCAAAATCGTCGAAAACAGTGGATTACCGCCTTCGATGGGGGTTGTATAGGTATTAATGTCAATATTCCAATTCTTTCCCCGAGCGCCGAATATTTGAATCTTACCAGTCACCTGATCTTTATTTGGCTCATAGCCTTGCTTGGAAATCTTGATCCCTGTTCGGATCAGTCCGAGATCTCCATGCAGAGGCGAAACTATCGATGGCAGCGTGTTTCTTGTATCAATATCGAAAACAGTAACGTCAGAACTGTCATCAATCCAAAGTCCAATGGCATCATCGCGTGAGCGCAGCCCGCGGACTGAAATGTCCTTGCAGCCATTTTCGATTTCTGCAGCAGCGTACAAGCTGAACCAAGACTCACAGTTTTGTATTGTGCCAGTATCAACACCAACATAGTTGAAAGACGACGCAGTTGCACCATTCCAAGACTTGCAGTCGATCATGTTTGCATTTCTAATCTTTAGCGGAGGATTGGATCGGAAATTGAAGTTCCCAGAGGATGTATTGCCAGGCTTTGCTCGAGCTTCGCAACGAATGTAGTCAATGCCATCCAGGAACACGGTGCCATCGTCAAGCGATCCCATTTGGAATGAATGTAGTTGCCACAAGTCGTCAGACTCGCACTCGATAATTTTGATGTTTCGGTAGGTGCGATTGCTGCCTATCCCACTGTCGTATGTGCTGCCACCACCGATTCCAATAGCGAAGCTGGAAATCGGGCTGATGTCGCGGAAGCGCGCCTTGCGGTAACGAATATTGTCGCCACGAGTGAGAAAAAGCACGGCACGGTTTGCAAAAGCGACGTTGCTGATGATTGTGGCGCCTTCGAAATTGATTTCGACGTAATCCTCAACCAGTACGCCATGACTCCAGTTAGTCGATGCATGATATACCTGCGGAGAGATCACCAAGCGTCCAGAAAGCTGAACAACAAAGCGCTGAATGATTCCTGTCGCCGAGAAGACGGCCAAGGCCATCAGGTTAGCAGCCTTTACCGCCTTCTGAATGGCAACGGTGCTGTCGATCTGCCCGGTGACGTCAGCGCCATACCATTCAGCCAAGATAGGCCCAGTGAACACCCGCCGCCAGCCCCGGCCGAGCCCGTCCAGAAACGTGATACCGTCGTCAGCATCCAAGACCGTGGGGTCACGGCTGAAAGTTCCCGCGATCCCAGGTTTGCTAATCCGAACGCCTTCTGCCCGGCCGCGATAGTTCTTGAGTACGGCATAGTCGCGCAGCGGCCGGTATTGCTCCAGCATATCGGCGACGCTTTCCCCATCGAAGCCGAACAAGGCAGCGCCTTTGCTCGGGTCTTCAGCATCCGCTGCAGCGCTCTTGTAATTGTCGAGCTCGGACAGACTGTCGTTTGACTTCCAGCCGTCGACCTTGAAAATATATTCCGTTTGGGTCGCGGTATTGAAATAGCGGTCACCGACCTGCAACGGCAGGAGGTCATCACGGACAGCAGGCGCCTCTTGCGCTGGAACAAGGAAGCTTGCTGTGCGTCCGGCAATCAGGCCCACAGACTCCTCGGCCGCCTCTGCGATCTCGGTTGCTGCCCGAATGTCACCCACTCGGGCGATATCATCATCAAGCCATTGAGAGTCGATCTTGCCCTCCGCATTCGCTAGGGGGATCTTGCCTGGGCTGGAGTTAAATGTTGCGGTGCCACCAGTGACTACCGCTGCGGCATTGCGAGCGCTCAGATCTGCATCGCCAGCGCTCGCTCGCGCCGCTGCACTGTCGGCCTCAACCTGCTGAGCCAAGGCTGTGGTTGTTTCCGCGTTCTCAGCAGACAACTGCTCCGAAAGGCCGGCAGCCAGCTGACTCTGAGCGGCTGCCGCCTCGCTTGCGCTTGCCGCCGCCTGGCTCGCCTGAGCAGATCCTGCGGAAAGTATAGCCGCGTCCCTGCTTTCCTCTGCCGCACTGGTAGCTGCAACGACTTGCAGGCGCGCCTGTTCAACAACCTCGGCGCTGCCCGAAACCTGCTCTGCTTTGGTAATGACGACCGCCGCCTGCGACTCGACCTGGCTCGCATCATCGTCAACGCGAGCAGCCAGCAACCGAACCTCGGCAAGATCGGCACCAGTGGCGTCACGAGCGCTTTGGACCTGGCTGAGCATTTGAACGGCGGCATCAATCTCGGTCCCGGTATGGGCACTGTTGTAAGCCATGGACTTTCTCCGGGCACAAAAAAACCGCCTTTCGGCGGTTCGGGTGAGAGTTGCGTGTTACGACACGGTTAGGATCAGATTACGCTCAGCGCCAGAGGGCGCATCCACGCGGATCTCCGAGACCTGCCGGGGATACTCAACGTTGGCTGAGTAAACCTGCATCGCCGGGGCATTGTTGCGTTCAACCCTGGCGACTGGATTGGCGCCATTCATGCTCACCACCCAAGGTCGGGTGGTCTTGGGCGTTACACCGATGGCGATTAAGAGTTCGTTCTGCGACTTGGTCGTTACGCTGATTGAAGCAGCGGGTGATACATGCGCCTGCAGCTTGACGGTAGACCAACCCAAGGCACGAAAAACCAATACGGATATGAAGCTCGAGTTGACCCCGGCCCTTGTGTACACCGGCGGTGGAAGCCCTTCCTCATATCGGGCAGTGCAGACATAGTCCTGGGTCCCCTTCGCCCAGTGATCCCAGCCGGGAGCAGACATGGTAGTACCGGAACCTTCGTTCAGCGGCGACATGATCGCTACCACCAGGTCACCCGAGCGAACGCCGGCTGGGAACTTGGCAGCAGATGCCACTGAGCCGCTGGCCAGCAGGCTCGTTGAGCCGACAAATTCCCACGGTGCCCAAGGCCCTGGAAGAGAGCCACCCATCAATGCAGCCTCGATCATGAGCGAGCCCCCACAGAACCCACCCAGCCAGTGCCCACCCAAATCAAGATCACGGTGGTCCAAGCTGCACCCAGAACGGGCTCCTGGCTGTTGTTCCACAAAACCCCAACCGGCCACTTGATGGTTGACTTGCCTGTGATCTGCAGCACAACGGTCATGGCCTTGTTGGTTGCCGGCGTCCCTGCAAACACAAGGGTTCTGGGCTCGCTGGCATTGATCCGGAAGACCTGGCTGAGATTTAGGTCAAGCACTGCAGTGGCAGTGGCGAGATCGAGATCATAGCGGCGCAGGCTGCCTGAAAACTCTACGCCCGTACCGTCGGACTTGGCCACTAAAGGTAGCCCGCCCTTGCCGGCAATGGCTGGCAGTCCTGCTGACGATTGCGCGGCAGCGGCCGCAGCCTGCGCGCCATCGCGATAGCCCTTGCTGCTATCGGCGTGGTTTTTAGCATTGGCGGACTGCTTTGTAGCCTCGTCGGCGCTTTTGGACGCCGCGCTGGCTTTCTGCGCCGCAGCTTCTGTCTGGGCCTCACCGTTAGATTTGGCCAGCTTGGCACTGTCAGCGGCCTCCCTCGCCTGCCCGCTTAAGTAATCAGCGACTTCATTGATTTCATCACCCAGCTGCGGAAGCGCTGACATGAACTTGTCCGCCAGGCCGGCGAAGTTGCCGGCGGAGTTCTGCCGACTCGGCGCCTCCGGCAACGGGGTAATAGTGGGTGTCGCCATCAGATGAGTCCCTCGACAGAAATGGAGCAGTCCGACACCGTCGGGCCGCTGATGACCAAATTGAATTCCTTGTAGTAGCCGTAGAGGATTGTGGATTGGTAGGTGGCCTCACCGATCCACACCAACGGCTTAGCCCGGTACTTACTCAGCAAGCGTTGGACTTGTGAAACCATGCCGGTCTGCACCATCACGTCGAACTCAGCGCGCTTCGAATAGCCACGCTCAACGATGATCATGTTGCCGAAGGTGTCGCGCTCCTTACGGCTGTAGTCGGTAATACCCACTGAGGTGCCGTAGAGCGCCTCACCCAACACAGCGGCTTTGCCCAGGATCAATGCGCCCACCTTGGCCGTGCCGCCTGGCTTCGCGATGTTTATCTCGATCGATCCGTAGCTCCCTGCCGGCACCCCAAGCAACACAAAGTCCTCGTTCACCTCGACCGGCATGAAGAAGTAGTCGTACCAATCATTGATGCCGTCGGTAGAAACCGGCGAAACGCTCGATTCGTAGACAATGCCCTGGTACGGGTCGACTACCCGGACGTATATCGAAGCAGCGTCTAGGCCGAAGAAGGCCAGAGAATCGACAGCTCGCCCTGGGGCGATGGTCAGCGAGATGCTTTCGGGGTTCGTGGTGACAGTCCCTATCTTGTCATCGAACATCCGCCATCGGTTTGTCGGCCCCAGATCCAACCAGGTCGGCGGATCGGTCGCGGGACCAGTTGGATTCTTGTTGGTGTTCGCGACGAACGCCTCGTAGTTCCGGTGCTCAAGCATGACAATGTCGCCGACCGCGTACGCCGTGGTAGACACCCACAAGGGGTAGTCTGCCTCCGGCACATTAGTCAGCATGGATGCCACCTGGAAAGATTGCCCAACCTGAACCACCAACGGCTCAGCATTGGGCTCCACCAAAAACGCCTCCATCACCGACATGCTTGGGGTGATTTCGACGGGCTCAATGATCCTCACGGGTACAGCTCCTGTTCCAGTTTTTGCGGCAGAAGATCAGTGTTTTTGGCGGCTTTCTGGGTGTACTTGGCAATGGCGAACAGCGCCGATTTCAATTCGGCCCGGAGCTCACGAATCTCGGTAGCGGTCACATCACCCTGCCCGCCGTTGAGCATCGCAGCGGTTTGGTTGGCGCTGTAGATCCGGCTTGGACCGGTAACCTCCAACTCTGGACCTCGCTCGCCTACCAGGCGCAATCCACCACCAAAGCTGCCACCACTGGCGAAACCAGGAATTCTCACGGCCTCGCCATTTGCAGCGCCGCCACGGGCGATCGTCTCCATTAAGTTGGCGTATGTGACCGAACCGTCGGCCAGTGCAGCCGTCCAGGTTGCCTGGCCTGATGCGTCGAGATCACGCCCGAGAACCGTTTGGTACACCGCGCGCAGCAGCGCTACGTTGTTGTCGTAGGTATTCTGCTGAGCACTGCCCGCCGCTTTCACTGCCAGTGCAGCCGTAACGGCTTGGCTGAGGCTATCGACTGCCGTGGCCACTGATACAACTGAATTGTCCACGCCGTTCAGCGCATCGATCTGCGCCTGAGCCAGGCTGAGCTGTGCGTCGTACTGCGCTATCTGCAGGTCGTAGGACTTCTTGGCCTGCTCGATACGGGTCTGCAAGCTCTGCGCAGACTTCTCAGCAGCGGTGAGCTGTTTGCCGTTGGCGGCTTCCAGCTGGCTGACGATGTTGGCTGTACGCCCCTGGTCACGGTTGTATGCCTCCAGCGAAGCGTAGGCATCACTGGTGTTCTGGCTGACAACTGCCAGAGCGTCGTCAAGACCGGTAATGCCAGCCAAAGACTTGCCGGCCCGCACCGTAGCCAGCGCGCTGTTCAGCGTGGCCAGCGCTTGGGCCCGGAGCATCTTCACGGCCTCATCGGTATCGCCGCGCAGTGATTTCAGGGCGCTGCTGAGGCTAGAACCAACGGAAGTCAGATCGCTGACGCTCTGCTGTGCCGTCTGCGACATGTCGTTCAGCGATGCGATCTGAGCATTGTATGCCTCGGTGACCGCTGACTTTTGCGCGCTGACGGCCCGCTGAACCGAGCTCAAGGCGGCGTTTACTGCTGCCGTCACCTTTTCCTGCGTCGCCTGGGCCGCGGCTGCCGACCTGGCTTCCAGAATATCGTAGGCTTGGGCGGCAGCGCCGGCCGCGCCGATCAAGGTCAGGTACATCTGGTGACCGGTTTCGGTGGTGAGATCCAGCGCCTCCACAACCTTGCGATAGCCTTCGCGCGTGTCCGGCAGCGTGACATTCATATCCTTGAACTGCTGCTGCACCAGCGCGAGCGCGGTATCGGCCTTTTCCGCTTCGCTGAAGAACGAGCCGAGGTAGTTGCCAAGGCTTTCTGTGAACGCCTGAGCCGCTGCGTTGGCCCTTGCCTCAAGGATGTCATACGCCTCTGCCGCAGCGCCGGCCGCGCCGATCAGGGTCAGATACATCTGCTGACCAGTCTCGGTGGTGAGGTCGAGCGCTTCGATGACCTTACGGTAACCCTCCCGGGTTTCCGGCAGGGCCACGTTCATATCCTTGAACTGCTGCCGTACCGCCTCAAGCGTTTTGTCAGCCCTTTCCGACTCGCTGAAGAACGCGCCAAAGTAGGTGTTCAGATTCTGGGTATAGGTTTCCAAGCCGCCTGCTGCAGCAACCATGGCATTCGCCAGCTCCATCGACTGCGCAGACAGCCCCAGCATCGTCACGTCGATCAGCCCAAGCGACTTGTTGAAGCTCTCGAAAACTGCGACGCGCTCACCCAACTCAGCGAAGCTGTAGCCGAAACCACCGATACCCTGGTCGATGAAGGTGATCATCTGGTCAGCGAACCCACTGAACAGCTTTGCGATCTCCTCCTGGATCTCAGCCTCGGACTTGCCCTTGGTCGAGATCTGCTGCTTGGCGATGTTGAGCCCAGCGAAGGCGCCATCCCCCACCGACACGCCGATACGCCCAAGCAGATCGACCACCGAGTCTTCGGTGGCGTCATAGGTGGCTTGCAGAGCTGAAGCGACTTCAGGATCCAGATCCGAATAGCGGGTGCGCTTCTTGTTCTTCCCGAACAGGCCGCCCTTCTTCTTCTGGTACTCATACTGCTGCCCGGTGAACTCGCCCCCAGTTACGCCCAACGCCAGACCAGTGTCCTTGGTTTGCCAGCTGCCGCCGAAGAGCGAGCCGCCCACAAAACTCCCAAGGGCCGAGCCGATGACGCCGCCAATCACGGTGCCCAACGGCCCAACGAGAGAACCAATCGCAGCGCCCGCATAGTACCCGCCGACCCCGCCCGCAGCACCTGTAGCAGCGCCCTTGAGACCCGACTGACCATACCCATACAGCGCGCCGCCGATGCCGGCAAGAGCCCCGCCAAGGGCGGTCGCTCCACCGGCTCCAGTGGCATAGCTCGCGCCTGACCCGGCCGCGGCTCCGGTAGAACCGACACCACCGGAAACCAGTGACTGCCCGAGGCCGAAACCAACGTTGCTGGCACCGGCAGCCGCCCCGGCGCCACTGAAGAGTCCGCTGATACTGTTGCTGAGGAAACTGTAGCCACCACTGATAGCCCCCTGCAGGCCGCCAAGGAATCCTTCGCCAGCGGTCCAGCCGGCGGAGATCGCAGCACCGAAGCCGGAAGTGACCGCACTGTAAGCGCTGTTTCCCATCGACCACAGGTTAGAAAGGCTCAGCCCCCCACCACCGGCCGATCCACCAAATAGACCGCTCGTTTGAGCCGACAGGCCGCCAACCCCCAGCGCGGCCCCGATCTGCATCACGATCGGTCGCGTGATAGCCATATGCGCCAGTTCTGCCAGCAGCTGCTTGAAACCCTCCTTCAGGCTCGTCGCGAAACCGTCAAACCCATTTCCGATGTTCTTCCAAGCATTTGCAAACGCATCATCTACCCGGTCGACTGCACCCTCCGTGAACTTGCCCCAGGCAGTGGCGGCGCTCTTATTTTGCTCATACTCAAGCCCAAGAAGACGCAAGGCTTCCTGGTACTCGGAAGTTCTTTCTGGGGCCAATTCCATGGCCTTGTTCAAGGCCTCCTGCCCCTCGGTGTACTCGCGCAGCAGCTTTTGCTCGGGATACAGCCGATCCATAACGCCGCCCGCGTCGGCCGCTTGTTTTGCCACCTTCACCGCGGTTTGCTGGGCCCGGGTTGCGGCCAGCAACTGCTCATACTCCTTGCTGCCCACAGCAATGTTCTTGCCCGCCAGAGCAACCTGCATGGCCTTCTGGACATTGTAGGCTTCGAGCGCATCGGCACCCTGAAGCGTTGCTTTGGCCAGCGCTACCTGGTCAGCGGTTTCTTTCCCCAGATCGAAAGCTTGCTTACTGATGGCCAGGCTGTCCTCGGCGTCCATCTGCTTCTGGATCGCAGCAGTAACGGCGTCACGAACGCTGGCACCAGTTCTGAGGATCGCCTCCTCCACTTTCTGTTGAAGCGCGAACTCGCGAGTGCGGTCAGTCCCAGACTGATAGGCGGCCGCCAGGCCCTCGGCCGACTTGATTGCGATGTCTGCTTGGGACTTGAGATCCGTTAACGCCTTGGCATAGTTCTTCGCTTGAGTGGCAGCCTCTTTGGCAGCACTAGCGCCATCTTGGGTCGCCTTGGTTGACGCAGCGTCGGCGGCTTTTTGGGCATCTTTTGCCGCGGCCGCCGAACGAATCGCAGCCACCATTTCATCAGTGAGCAGTGTGTTCTCTGCGATAAACCGGTTTGCAGCCTGGAGAGCGGTCTTATCCTGCGAAGCGGCGAGCTGCTTTTGCAGCTGCTCAAGGTACTTCTGCCCCTCTCCGGCTGCGGCTGCCTTGGCAGCAGCATTTTCACGCTCTGCACGGGTGTTATCGTCCGTCGCACCAGTGAGCTCGGCGAATGCCAGCTTCTGATTTTGAAGCAGCGAAGAAAGCTCGGTGACCGGTTGCTGGCTGGACTCAAGAGCCCGCGCCATCTGCTCTGTCACCCCGGGCATCACCCGCAATTGGTCGGCGACCGCCTTCCAATCTACAGCGATACCGGCGGCCTGGTCCCGGGAGGCCTTCCGCACCAGATCCAGTGCAGATTGCGCTTCGGCCGGCAGCGGGATCAGCCCGGCCATCAAGCCGTCAGCGCCGGCGGCGCCCATGTTTCGAAGATCGGACTCGAACTTATCCGCCATCGCCCCAGACATCTGGGACAGCTTGTCCTGCGTATCTTCAATGCTCGCCTGGAGCTCGCGCAGTGTGACGGACTGCGTCGCCCTGTTGAGCTTGTTGAAGCGCTCGGCGAGCTTGTCTACCGGATCGGCCAGATCCCCGAGCTTCTTTTCCAGGGAGCCAGTGTTGTCTCGCAGCGACAGAAATGCTGTGGCGGCACCAACAGCCAGCATCGCAATACCTGCAGGGCCACCTAGCAGCCCGAGCAAGGTACGGCCAGTACCGACGATGGCACCCTGGGCAACACCGACGGCAGCAGTAGCGCGCGCCTCAACCATCCGCGCTTCTGCAAGCTGTATTGCCAGCTGCTTTTCAACTGCCATCCCGCTGATGCGCGTCTTCGATGCGGCCAGTTCTTTTTCAGCCAGAAAAACTGCGGTCTGCGCTTTCCTTTGATCCACCTGGGCGGCCAGCAGAACGGTAGCCGCTTGAGCGCGACGGGCCATGGCATCTTCAATGGCGGCCTTGGTAGCCAGCACAGAGCCTGCTGCAGACGTAGCAAGCGATCGCGCATAAACGGCCAATGCACCCGCGGCAGCAATTCCTGCTACTTCGGCAATAGTGCCGAAGTTCTCTGCCAGCGCCGAGATGCCCGACGCGAGCACCCCAGTCAGGTCCGTGGATTCATTCAGCTGGCCCACGTACACGGTGAAAGCGTTGTTGAGGGCGGTCAGGGCGTCGCGAACCGCCACCCCCATGCTGTCAGCCAAAAGCCCATTGGCCACCGCGCTCTTCTGTAGGCCTTCGGTGAGGGTGTCGAGACTGAGTTTGCCCTGAGCGCCCAGGCTACGGATTTCCTCAGCACTTTTCCCTGTAGCCTCTGCGATGGTGTCCACTACGGTTGGCATCGCCGCGAGGATGGACTGCCAGCCGTCGGCTTCGATCTTCCCGGTCTGAAGCGCCTTGGAGTACGCGTCAATTGCCGAGCTGGCCTTATCGACAGACGCAGAGTTGGTCACCAGCAGATAGCTGAAGCTATCCATGACGTCCATTGACTCATCAGCGCTGAGCCCCATCGAACGTAGGCTGTCAGCCGTACGAATGTAGAGTTCTTGAACCTCCTCCAACGGGCGGTAGGTTCGATTCGCCGTGGCCAAAAGCCTGTCTTGAACCGCGCTGTATTCCCCAACGCTCTTCGTTGCCAGGCCAATACGATCCGACATCTGGGAATAGGAGTCAGCAGCCTTGAGGATGGTACCGACAGATACAGCGCCCACAGCTGCCGCTAGCGCGCTTTTCAGCAAGCCGCCAGCGTTTTCCGCGCTAGCACCCACCCGATCAAACGCGTCATCGACCCGGGAAAGGCTCGCATCCATTTTCTTCGAGGTCGACGCCACCGCTGATTCGCCACGCGCAATCTCTTGCCGAAGCTGGGCCGTGGTGGCCTCGATGCGGACCAGCATGCCCTGAACGTCAGTATCTGCCATGTTTCCCCCAGGCGATAAAAAACCCGCCTGGGCGGGTCAATGGTTAGCTGCCGGACGAGATGCGGCAGCCCCCCGCAGGCCACGCCGAAGGTCTTTGGCTACGGCCGCCTTGGAGGGCTTCGTCTCCGACTGGCCGAATGGATTGGTTTTTTTCAGGAAGTCAGCTTTCGCTTCCCAAGCCAGGATGATCTCGACTACCGGGGTATCCCAGGCGTCACGCGGCGACCACCCCAGCCACCCAGTGGCTATTCCGAAGAGTTCGTCGACGTAGCTGCCGTTGCCGGATCGCTCTGTTCGTTTCCCTGCGACTCTTCGAGCTCTTCATCAGTCTTGCCGCCGGGGTTAAGCAGCGCCCGTACAAACGGCAGCACCTGGCTGCCAACCTTGTTCACGCCGCCTTCGAACACGGCCTCTTCCACCGCTTCGAGCTCTTTGCGCTTGTTGGTGTCGATGCCAGCACCGGCTGCGATGATGAAGGCAGTGGCAGTGACGTTGCCGGCGCCCAGCTGTTGCATGGCTGGGAGAATGCCGCCGAAGCGGTTCTCCAGGGCGCGCACGGCTCGCAGCGTGGCCTTCAGGGTGAAGCTGTCGCTGCCGGCCTCGACGATGACGGTGCCGTGATTGGTCTTGGACATTGGAGTTTCCTTGGTATTGGGTACTGAGCAAAAAAGGCGCGACCAGCCGGAGGCGCCTCAGGTCGACTTCACGGAGTTGGTTCGACTTCGATGATCTCGGAGTTGATGCCGATGGTGACTGCCCGCTTGAGCACATCTTCTGCACCACCAACCTGCTTGCGAGACGACATCACCTTGGCGGCGAAGTAGTCCACGTATCCGCTTTCGTACTCGACCTTGATCGGGTAATCGAAGCGGCTGCGATCCTTCTGGGCAGCCTGCAGCGCAATCTGACCGGCGTCGTCGTCCAGCAGACCGATAGAAAGATCGACCGATCCGGCATCGGCCAGGCCTTTCAAGTGACGGGTTCGCGAGTCGGCAAGGGCGGCAAAGGTAACGTCGCCCACCTCGTCGCCGTAGTCGCCGATATTCTCGACTTCCCCGATTTGGGTGTAGGTAATACCTACCAGCAGGGTCTTGGCGGCAGCCAAGTCCTTGGGTAGGTCGGCGGTAAGGCGCGGCCCGATGTAGATTCGAGTGCCGGCTGCGGTAGTAACAGGCATGGGTAGTCCTCCTGGGACAGGTGAAATGCCGCAACGCGGCGGATTCAAGGGTGAATCAGTGCTGGGTGATGATGCTAAGGGTTACGGCGCCTTGGTAAGTGACGCAGTCAGGCTCGCGCTTGGTCTGCTTGCGCCTCACCTGCATAGACACGACGTGACCGGTGGCCATCGGCAGTGGCTGGTTATGCAGCAGCGAATCGATGGCAGACATGATCTCGTGCACTTCCTTCTGCCCCCGGTGCTGGCTCCAGACAGAGAGGTACAAGAAACGCTGATCTTTTCGGCTAGCCAGGAAGTCTGCCTCGTCGGCGATCGAACTATCGATGGTGACGTATGGGAAAGGGCTGTTGTCTGGAACGCCGTCATGTACTGGACACGACAACCCAGAAGACAGCCTTTCATGAAGAGCCACCTGCAGCGCAAATGATGGATCGGACATTCAACCTCCCTTAGCTGCCTTCGACAGTGATCGGCCGACGGCAGCACGAATGTTCGCCAAAACGAATTCACGGTTTACATCCATCGCTGGACGAAGCCACGGATGCGCAGGGCGCGCCGGAATGTCAGGGTATTTGCCGAAGAAGTTGGTGCCGTCAGCCTTGTTCTTAACATCACGCTGCCGCAACCCGTTGCGACGCCCTCGTAGCTGCGTGGTGTCGCGATTCTTGGTGTGCACACCACCAATTGCGTTGCTGTCAGCTCGTCGGTAGATTTTGCCCGAGTAGCCCTTGGTGCCGTACTCGATGAATCGCATGTAGAAATACCGCCTATTGGCTTTCTTACCCCTGATCCCGATTTGAGCATCAAGGCCGCTTTTCGATACGAATGCGGTAACGGCATTCGCCGCAGCGCCTGTATCTCGCGGGATGAACTGGCGCATGCTATCAAGTATTCGTTCAGCGCCCTCCTGCATTGAAGTCCTGACCTCGTTGTCCACCGTCTGGTGAATAGTCCGAAGCAGGCGACGCAGCTTGAAGTCGCCGGACATCCGAGAGCGGCGAGCCATGTTAGGCCTCCTGGTCGGAACCTGCGCGCTTAGGCGCGGACGAAGGTTTGTCAGGTGACGACACCTCCTCTACCTGCCGATTCTCGATCAGCACGCGGCCTTCCTCTGCCTTCACATCGAAGGTTTCGCCAATGGTCTTGCGACCCATCGGGCCAGAAATATTAGCCAGGGCTCTTACTTTCATGGGGTTTTCCTCAGGGGTTGATGACGTTGGAGCACAGCAGGCGGAGCATGTCGCGCTCGTTAGCCGGGAGAGCAGCCTCAATCAGGTAGGTATCACCAGTGGATTTGTGAACCAGGCGCATGCCTGCCGCAAAAATTCGCGAGTAGCGTACTTTGACCTCGGCCGTAACTACGGCCTGCACCTGGTCAGCAATCGGCTGGAGCCGTCCGGTGGGTAGCCCGATCTCGGCCCATACGGATTCACGAAGAACGCCCCACTGTTCGGCCTTGCCGCCCCCCGGTTCAGGCACCAGAGTGCAACTCTGAAGAGTGCACTTATGGCGCAGAGGTCCGGCCCTCATACGCCCCACCCAATCCGGTGAGATGTCAGGAGGGACACCGAACCTGTGGGAAGCTCGGTGGCAATTGTCCCGATCACAACGTCCTCACGGTTCGCGTAAAGGTGGCCGAGGATCAGCAAGCAAGCAGCTTTGATCTGCTTGTTGCAGACCATGGGGGACTCGCCGGCATCTCCGGCGGCCACAGCCTCATCCAGTTTCTCCTGGTCGGCATAAAAGCGGCGGTTCAGATAGTCCATAGCCTGCCCTTCTGCCGCCTCGATCAGCAGCTCCAGGTATTCGTCATCATCGTCGGGATCTCGGAGATGATGCCGGGCAATGGTCAAGCTAATGACCGACATACCCTTACTCCTTCAGCGGTTCGAGCGATGCCAGATTCCGCTGCACCAGTTCCTCCGCATGCCGGCGCGGGACCGTATAAGCAGGCCCGCCACGACGACGAAGCTCGCCTTCATCCATGTAGGACCGCATCGGATAGATCTGCAGGGTCACAGGATTGGGGCTAGCCTGCCCCTGCTCCTCGGCCGCCGGGTGATTGATGCCATCCTCGGTATTACCTTCCGCCAAGACGGGCTGGACAGAGTCAACAGGCTCGCCCGTGACCACGGCAGTACCAGAGGAGTCTGTTCCCAACCCCTCCTGCAGCACCGGAACCGCGCTATCTTCCGGGCCTGGAGCAGTTACAGGGGTGCCCGAATCGCCGGAGCCTCCAACGTCTGGAACGAGCGCGCCGCCAGGCGAAAGAGGCAACCCGGCAGCGTCAGACGGGCCGATGCTGGAATCACTGGTCGCTGCCGGATCCTTCGCATCAGCCGTGAATGCTGGTGTTTCCTGTTTACGTGCCATTGGATTACTCCATTGGGGCGCCATTTCTGGCGCCGCGTTGCGGATGGGTTAAGGCGTGACCAGGGGACCAGTAACGAACGCTTCGTCGCGGTAGATCGCGAACGCCAGGCGCTCCTCGGCGCGGATCGTCGCCATGTTGTTTTCGAAGTCCTTGTCGTTCTCGGTCGAAATCAACACTTCGATTTCCATGCGATCGAAGATCTGTGCGCCGAGCTTGAAGGCACCTACCAGGAAGTCGTTCTGGGTCATGGCCTGAGTCGAAACAACCGGGCGATTCCAGAGTTTCGCGTTGGTGCCTTCCTGAGGCTGGCCAATGATGTACCGGCCCTCGCCGTCCTTGGTCAGCTCAATGGCCGCCCAGTCGATCGGGTTGAGCACGATGCCATCCGACGGGAAATCAGCCAGTTCAGCTTGCAGCAGCGCCAGGCGCAGGCGGTCGATACGTTGCTCGCCCACCACCGTCAGGCCGGCCTGCGGGGCATACAGCTGAGCAACCGTCACGAGACCCTGCAGGTTGGCACCGGTGCCGTTGCCGTAAAGCAGTTGCGCTTCTTCCGCCATGTTCAGGCCGTAACGAGCGCGCCCATCAATGTAGCTCTGCAGCGCCTTGGCATCGTCGAGCATCTGCCGGCTAGCCTTGAACAGGTGAGCAATGGTGCGGACGTTCGCGGTGGCCAGCGCGAAGGTGATGTCGGAGTAAGGCTTGGCGGTGCTCTCCGCAACGGTACGCGCGTTGTTGGTGAATCCAGTCTCGCGGATGTACTCGATGGAGTTCGACTCAGTCTGGCCCGGCGCCACCAGGTCGCGAATGGTCAGCCGACGCTGAGGCGGAGCAACTACGCCAGCCAAACGCTGAGCAGGCACCAGGTCGCCGCCGGTTGCAGTGGTGATGGCCGCACGCGGGACGGACACACGACGCGATCCGCGGAAGGAGGAGCTTACGTCCTGCATTTCTTCGCTGCCGACCACCAGGGCGCCGACCGACTTCTGCGGCTCATCCTGGTTGCCGCGGTCCCGGCTGGCGTTCACCAGCTTCTGCTCAGCTTCGCCCAAGCGGGCATTCAGCTCGCCCTGCTTGGTCAACAATTCATCGACCTTTGCGCGCGTCTCGGCAGACATTTCACCGGAAGCCTTGAGCTGCTTGTCGGTCGCCTCAGCCTGCGCTTTGATCTGATCACCAATGCCCTTCAGGCTGGCATTGAGTTCTTTGACTTGGGCTTCAAAGTCCATGGTCATTTTCCTTTCAGAGAATTGAGGATATTGGTTGCCGCGCTCAGAGAGGCGGAGAGGTCTGGCGCGACAGCGCGGGGCTTATCGGTCGAGGCAGCGTTATGCGTGCCCCCGCCGGCAGCGCGAGGCATACCGGACTTGAAACTGGCGAACAGCTCGCGGCGCTCGGACCGAGGCATACCGCCCTTGGCCAGGGCAACATCCATGGCCTTGAGCGCATTGGCTTGGGCGGCATCTTCGGTTTCGCGCTCGGTGACCTCGGTGGACGACAGCAGCCCGGTGGCCAGGCCGAGCTCCACGGCACGCTTGCCGCGGATGTAGGTTTCGTCGTCCATCAGCTCGGCCATGTCATCCGCCGACTGCCCGCTGGTCTCGGCATAGAGGTCGGCCATCGCGGCGTCGAACTCTTCCATGTCGTCGGCAATGTCACGCAGGTAGTTGCGATTGCCGGCGAGGTAAGTCCAGCAGTTGTGAATCATGAGGAAGGCGCTGCTGGCCACCTCTCGCTTCTTCCCCGCCAGAAAGACAACCGAAGCAGCGCTGGCAGCCATGCCGAGGACCTTGGTGGTGACTTGGTGGCTGTGCTCTTGGAGACGGTTGTAAATGGCGATGCCTTCGAACATGTCGCCACCTGGCGAGTTGATGTAGACGGTCACATCACGTTCGCCGATTGCCCGCAACGCAGCGTCAATTCGTTTCAGCGTGACACCCTCGCCATACCAGTCCTCGCCGATCACGCCGTACACGGTGATGGTGTCCGAGGTGTTCTCAACGGCCGCCTGGATCGCGGGGTTCCATTTATCGAGCGCGCGCGGGCTCATCTCGCTGCGAAGGCCGCGAGACTGGATTTTGTGCTTCATGGATTGCTCCCGAGATTTACTTTTCCGGCTGTTTCAGCCAGTTCATCAGTGCGGCCCTTGCGGCCTGACCATCATCTTGCTTGCCCAACTGGTCCAGCGGCACCAGGTTTGACTGAACCGTCAGGACATCACCGCCAGGCATGTGCGGCATGTTGTCTTTGCGACGACCTTCGTTCCGAGTGATAAAGCCGTTCTGGGCCATAGTGCTGAGGTACGCGGCGCGTCCGGAGCTGTCAGCCCTCAAGAACGCCTCGAGGGAGAACTCCGAATAGAAATTGATGCGGTCCACTGCCGTCATGCACCACTTGTTCACGCACTGCTCGATCGGCGCCGTGAAGGACATGATGCAGTAGGTGAGAAACGCGATCTGCTGTTGCTCCAGGCCTGTGCCCCAGTTACTGCCCTTGTCCGTCTTCATGACCATCCAGGGCGGCACACCGAACCAGCGGCAGATCTCTTCGATGCTGTGCCCTCTCGACTCCAGCAGCTGAGCGTCAGCAGGATTGATGCCGATCATTTCCGGCTTCACGCCTTGCTCAAGCACTGGGCTCTTGCCAGCGTTCAAGGCCCCAGAGATCGTCTTGACGTACTCGCGGAATTCAACGCGCTGCGCAGGGTTCAGCGTCTTGTCCACCGAAAATGCGACTGTAGGCATCATGCCGTTGCGGAAGGTGCTATTGGCGGCATCGTCAGCTGACATCGCCGAACCGAATACATCCGCGCCATACCGAATGGCGGAAAGGCCGACCCGACCATCCAGGGTGAAGGCCGGGATGTGCAGCATGTTTTGCCGTGCGATCTCTCGACGCGCGCCCTTTCGCGGCCTGAAGAAGTACCTAAGCCGACCGTCATCATCGAACTCCAGGTCAACCCGGGACGGCATCAGGAAGTCCAGCGCGATGACGCGGCCAGCAGAGCGATGGATCTCGCAGTAAGCATTCCCCCACAGCAGCATCGAGGCAACGACTGCTTGCCAAAAGTGGAAGGCGGCCATGTCCTCGTTGGGACTGGTGTGCACAACGTCGTAGAGCGGAAAGTCCCGAGCACTCTCGCGGCTACCATCTGGCATTCGCTTGTAGATGCTCAACGGCAACCCCGCCACCGAGGTGGAAATGATGCGGACGCAGGCCCACACGGTAGAAAGGCGCATCGCCTTGTCCACGCTGACCGACTTGCCGCTGCTGGACTGAGCGCCCGAGAAGGCGCTCCAGAATCCGCCATCCGACAGCTTGATGGTCCTGCCCAGCCATTCACCAACACTGGCTGAAGGCTTGGTGGCTGCAGCACCCAATGCCTGGGATAGGGTTTTAATCACTGGTCAGCCCTCGGCGAAGGAAGCCGGCGATGCAGAAGAAGCTCATCGACCCCGCCAGAAGGGCCCAGCCAGTGCCGACCAGAACCCATACCCCGGCACATGCCAGGCAGAAAGCCACCAGAGCGCAGGCGATGAAAATATGAAGTGCGTTCATGCGATCAGTGGGTCCCGAATGCCAGCCATGAAATTGTCCATTCCTCCGCGACCCTCAGGATTGAGGCTGATCAGAGAAACGGCGTTGAATGTAGCCATCAGCGGGTCGATCTTTGCCGTGCCCGAGGCTTGCTTGGTGATCAAGAAGGCGTTGGCCGAAGGCACCCCTTTGGCGTTGCCGCAGGACCAGGCCATGAGCGGCTGGCCGCAGTGCAGCAACGTGCCCTCGGCAAGCTTGCGCTCGGTCGTCTTAATCGCGCCGGTGAGCTTCCAGCCCTGGGAAATGCCAACAATCTTGTCTTCCTCGACACCGGCATCAGCCAGGGCGTCGAGAACAGAACCGATTCCCGCGGGGTCGAGGCCGACCTTGTCCAGCAGCCCCGTCTCGTTGATGCGCTTGACGATGGCTGCGAACTCCTCGACGTCGTCGCCTATCCGCTTGACGATGGTCAAATCGCCAATCGATTCGAGATCCTTGAGCCTGGGTGCTTCGGACTTGCGCCGCTCAAGCACCGAGGGGTGGGCCCAGGCATGCGCCCAGTGGAACCACCGTCGCGTACCTGTCTCTCGGCCTATGACGGCAAGCCCGAGCAAGTCGTCCAGGCCGCCGCCGTCACCGCCCACATCAATGACCTCGCACCGCTCAAGGATCTGCTCCAGGTTGAGCCAGGTAACCGCCTGTGGCTCCCAGAACTCTGCGCCTACCCAAGCGTCCGACATCAGGGCCAGGCCGATCTCGATGTTGAGGTGCTTGGCCAGGAAACCACGCAGCTCCGCTTCGCCGTCGATCTCAGCCTGCATGAACAAACGCTCAAGCGTGGGGCGATCTACCGAGAACCCCATGTTGGGGTTCACCAGGTGGAAGTTCTCGGGCTTGCGCGCGGCGCCACTGTCGATCATCTCTTTCGAGAATTCGTAGATGATCGGCAGGAAGCGATTGTCGTTGATGCGGCCATCACGCACGCCGCGGGCATAATTCAGTTTCGACCGGAACACCCCGGCCGGTGGCTCGTTCGATTGGGTGGTCAACCAAATGACGAAGCCTTCAGGTCGGGACAGCAGGCCACCGGTGGCCTCCCGAATCATGTCAGCGGCTTTCGGGTTCTTGCCGAACAGCCAGGCCTCGTCGATCAGCACGCCAACGGCCTTCTTGCCGCCCACCACGTCGCTATCAGCGGCGACGACCTTCAGCGTGGCACCCGTCTCGCGATGGGTGATCAGCCGAAGGTGTGGCTGCACGTGCAGCAGGTCCTTCAGCTCTTCGTCGTTGTTGACCATGTCCTTGGCCGGGACGAAGGCGTTGTCGGCAATCTCTTTGGTCGGCGCGAGGATGATGAACTCAGCCGACTTACGCCAGTTGCGGACCAGCGCAGTCAACATGATCGCAGCAGCAATGGTCGACTTGCTGTTCTTCTTCGGGATGCAGAGCATGAATTCCCGAATCAGGCGTTCGCCTGTCTCGCTGTTATAGCTGCCGAAAACAGCCCCTGCGAAAGCCAGTACCCACGGAGCACATGCACTTTCAATGGTTGGGCTACCTGGGGCATCGACAATGCGCAGCCCCTTGAAAACCTCAAGACTCTCCTCTGCTTCCTGGGGGAATAGCGGTTCGGGGATGATTGATTCGCTGGCAGCCAGGCGCCGCCACCAGTCAGGGCAGGCCGTGGTCCAAAGCATGCGTCACCCCTTGACGACAGTAAGGGGCGGCTTGCTTTGGGAATACTTGCCCTTGCCGGCCTCTTTCGCGGCCTCCGCCTTCTGGTCTTTCTTGCCCGCCTCGGCCTTCTTCCCGTGGATATACGGCACGGCGGTCTGCGCAGCGTTGCGGCGGTCGAAGACTTTCGCCCGGGGTTCGTTCATCAGCGCGAGCAGCCAGACCAATGGATCATTGGTTGAAGGCAGGCAGCTAAGGAACTCTCCGTCGGCCTCGTTCATCTCGACGGGGGCTTCATTGGCTTCATCGGCTTTCGCTTTGCTGCGCCGTTGTTTCGGCTCAGGGTTAACACTGAGCTCTGCTCTACGAGCCAGAATTGCGGATGCGATCTTCGGATCATTGGCCCAGCGCGAACCAGCTGCGGCAGCCGTCGAGGGCTTACTGCCCGCGGCTTCCGCTGCTTCTTTGTTGGACGCGCCCCGGGCCTTAGCGTCAACAAACTGTCGCTGTTTGTCTGTTAACACCATTAACAAAAACCTTTAGGGGGGAGAAAAATGTCTACGTGGGGTCGGAGGCGGTCTAGCTAGATGAGAATCCCTAACTTTTGCCCCCCCTATCCCCCTGCGCAGCACGTCACTGGCGTGCCTCCAGGTGGCCGCGCTGGGTTTCGGTGATTCGCTGACGTGTCAGCCACCCAGCCCCGCCTCCTCGGCCTGCTTGACCGAGTCGTGGCAAGGCTTGCAGAGGCTCTGCCAGTTGGTCTGATCCCAGAAGAGAACCATGTCTCCACGGTGAGCAATGATGTGGTCGACAACCCTGGCCGCAGTTGTGCGGCCGTTCCGCTCGCAATAGACGCAGAGCGGGTTGTCGCGCAGGTACTGCTCCCGCGCCTTCTGCCATCGGTAGTCGTAGCCACGTTGAGAGCTGGTCATGCCGCTTCGCCAACTGCCTGGTGTGACCACCTTGACCCGAGCGCCTGCGCTCTCCTTGATGCGGGAGCCTAGCGTCTTGAGCCTGGCCATCAGCCTTTCGACTCGGTGATTAGACGCACGATGTCATCAGCCCGCTGCTTAAGCTCCAGCACCTGACCGTCGAACATGCGAACGATAGCGCAGATGCCGTGCCACTGACTGCTGGTGGAGGCCTCGTCTACACGAGCTATGGCGCCGGGAGCTAGGTAACGCTTGAGGCCGTTGCTGTCAGTCACTGTGATCATCTACTTACCCCTGAGCCTTGCGAGATAGGAACAGGTCGGAGTAGCCGCGAAGCTTCTCCACACCCATGAAGCCGACCATGCCGCCAGCGAAGGTTGCCATGCCCTGCGGCAGGCCCATCCATTCGAGCAGCGGCACCAGGGCCAGGGTGATGAGGCCGCACAAAGCGCCCTCCAAAAACATCTGCCGCCGAGTGCCGCCGCCATACACTACCCGGAGGACGGCAATCGCGACTGACAAGCCAGCGGCACCCAGTTGAGGCTGATGGGCCAGCACCCAGGTGAGCACAGCGGCCCACAGGCCAGGATCCTTCTCGGGCATGTTTGGCATCTCGATTCCTCCCTTTTGGGGAGCGCAAAAAGAAAAGGCCCGCCTAGTTGGCGAGCCTCATTTCGATAATTTCATTTCCTGAGCTTGAAATCGGTCAAGCTATCAGTGTGCCGACGTTTCCAATCTGCTCAGAAACTCCCGGATGTTGGTCTGTACCGCACGGTTTATCGACTCTTTGGCTCGCACGTAACCAGCAAATGCATATCCAGGCGGAACAACACCCTTCGTGGTTATGTTCTCTTCAAGGATAGTCGCGCCAGTTTTCCGATCCACCAACAAATACTTCGCCGATGCGCCAGTGGTCATCGTAATTCCAGCCTCGGGAGGGTCCAGTTCGCGAATCTTGACAAAGAGATTCACTTTCTTCGCTGACTCATCATCAAAGATCGAGGATTTGTTTATAGCTTCAGAAAGAGCCCTTTCCCACAAGAATGGCACTCCCTCTCCATCGGACGGGACATCCCCGGTTTGCTCAGATGGAGCAGCGTAAGACACAGAAACAGACCGCAACTCTGCGTCGACTTTCCGTGTCGAGGGCTCCACACCTTGCACTGAGAAGTTAAGGGGGGGAGCGGAAACGCAGCCCGTCAGCAGCGATAATAGAGATGCAGCAATAGCGACACGAAAACGCATCAAGGTCTTCCTTGAGAGTGATGGCATTTCAGTATCGCAAAAATGTTGCTACAAGAAAATAAAACCCCGACACAATGGCCGGGGTTCGTATGTGTCGCGTTGCTTGCAAGCTGGACACGCTGCTATCAAAACAGGTGTTTATCCGCGCGGAAAGCTTTTTTATGCAGCTTCGCGTAACTGTTCCAAAGCGCAGTCGATCCAAGCCACTCCGGTATTGATCAGTTCACGTGCCTTGGCTTCACTCATCTTGTGCTCTCGGGCGATCCGCAGCGCCGGCCACTTAGCACCGAAGTACAGCCAGACGAAACCGCCCATCTGCGGGTTGCGTTTGCTCAGCCTGGCTACGGCGCCGTCCACCGCAAGCGCTAGGTCGTCCGTGATCACGTATTGCTTCAGCCCGCCTTCCGCTGGGGCGTGTTCCTTCATAAGCGCATACAGCGGGCAGACATACTGGGGCACGCCCATGCCATCCATGCGCCACCAGCCCCATTGCTCGAGCATGTACGCGGTGTCACCAAGGGCCTTGTCTACGTAGGTTCGTTTTTTCATGTCCTTCCCCCTCAATCCCCGGTGTAGTTGGCGCGCCCAGCACCACGCTGGTTGCTTCCCTGATATGTCGCCTCAGGCCCGGATGCCTGAGGTTTCTTCAACTGCTCGATCTGCCGTGTCGCGGCCTGCAGCTTCATGCTGAGCTGGGTCACCAGTTCATCCAGGGCCAGGGCCTCGCCGGTTGCAGCCACTACCCAGCCCGAGGCGTTGCAGTGGTCGCATGGCAGTTCGTGAAACAAGCCCTGTGTGACCGCTCTCCCACGGCACAAAGGGCATATATCCAAATCAATTACGGCCTTCTTGAAAGCCGGGCCGTGGCTTTTTCTCATTGGCGAGCACGCCCCTTCTTGGCTCGAAGCCAAGGCTTGGTCGCACGGCTGCGCGGCACAACAGCACTGCCATTCACAATCGCCTTGTCGAACTGTTCCAGGCCAAATAAGCCTCCTTCCCGTGGCGTCACGGCCACTTCCTCGCCGAGGTCCATGCCGAACCACTCATCAATGATCACCTGCCCGACGATTCGACCGGCCACGCCGTACAGGAAGGCGACGGCACCGTGCTCGGAAAAAATCATTTCGAATCCTCGCTTATGGTGGATACCGGAAGTCCGTCGAAACCCGCACGCTCTGCGGCCTTGGAGAGAATCCATGAATCCGTTGATCTATCACCGGTCAAGCCGTGAACCGACCCGAAACCCTTCTGATCAAGGTGTGCGTGCCACTTCTCCAGCGCCTCGCGCTTGCGGGCCATGACGTCGGACTGGATGTACACCTTTACGTTGTGGCCCATGGCGTGGTTGATCAGCAGCTCACCCACCAGGTGGTCGACACCCAGGTCAGCCCAGCCGGTGCGGGCCAGCTTGCGCAGGTCGTGACTGGTCCACTCGCCCTGACCCATGACGGTGAACACGGCTGATGCCTTGGCCTCGCTCATCGGCTTGCCTTGGCGTCCCGGGAACAGGAACTCGCCGTCGTATCCTTCGTTACGCTGGATCTCGCGGTAGGCCATCAGCAGGAAGCGCACCTGGTCGGTCAGTGGCAGACGGTGTTGCACACTGGTCTTGGTGTGCTCAGCCGGAATAAACCACTCGCACTCGGCCAGGCTGATGTGGTTCCACCGGGCTAGGCGGGTTTCGCCCAGTCGGGTGCCGTGGCACAGCATCATCAAGGCCAGCACGCCATGCTGCGGGCGGTTCGCCAGGGTGCTCTTCATGCGGGCCATCAGGTCCTCGAGGTGCACACCACGCAGGCGCGATGGCTTGACCGTGACTTTGGCCTTGGAGAAGTCACCGAAGCGGATGCCGGCCATGGGGTTGGAACTGATCAAGCCCAACTTGAAAGCCTGGCGGAACGACAGGGCCAGCAATTGGAAGACCAGCCGCACGTAATCGATCGACAGCGACTCCTGCAGGGGCCACATCAGCTCACGGTCGAGCAGGGCCTTGTCGATCTGGGCCAACGGGATCTGTCCGAGGCGCGGCACCAGATGCTGTTTGATCGCCGACGCAGCCGTGCTCTTGCGCTTGCCCGACAGGTTGCGGTCCCGGGACATGCGCTCAGCGAACCAACCCAGCAGTTCGCCGGTCAGCACCCAGCTCGACAGGCTCGACCCCTCGCCCGCCTCCAGACGCAGGCGGATATCCGGCAGCGCCGCGGCCACCTTGGCGGCGCTCAGCTCAGGGTATGAGCCGATCAGGTTCCACTTGCCCTTGTGGATCAGGTACCAGGACCCGCGTTCACGGGAGCGGTGGAACCGGAAGTACAGGCCGTGGTTGCCCAAGGCGCGCAGGTCACGCACCTGCCCGGCGGCCTGCCGGCGAATCTCTGCATCGCTGATTTTCACAGCGGCGGTGTTGGTCATGCTGCAACCTCCGTTTTAGGCAGGGCCAGGTACGCCCTCAGGCACTCCATGGCGTCGAAATGCCCCTGACACACAACGGCCAGGTAGCCTTGGTCGTTCAGCCGGCGGATGCACGCTTGCTGGCTGGACGAGACAGGCGCCGGGTCAACGGTCGCCTTGAATTCGATGTACAGACCGAAGTACCCGCCTCGGGCCATGGTCAGCACCAGATCAGGGATTCCGGCCTTCACGCCCTGCGCCTTCAGCTTCAACGCCACTTCCTTCAGGCGATGCCCCCCATTCGGGACGTGGTAGAGCAACTCGTAGACCTCTGGGTAGCGCAACTGAATTTCCTTCATCAACGCTGCCTGCTCCGGCCCTTCACGATCTACGCGCTTGGCGCTGGGCTTCTTTGGCTTGTACCGGCGAATGACTGGCGGCTTCATGAGACCAACACCCCCTCGTTGATCAGCAGCGCCTGGGTGCGCATGACACCCTCGGCGTGGTATTGGCGGGCAGTTTCGCGATCCACGGCCCGGCTGCGCCCGTCGCAGGCGTCATGGCAGGCGCTGCAACACCAAGCGCCCTGCATGTCGTGCGGCTTCTTGCCAACGCCGCAGGTGCCGGCCAAGCGGTAATGAGCGAGCACAGTGGTCTCGGGGTTGCCGTTGCACACGCCCGGAATGCGCACTTGGCATTCCCGGCCGCGGGCGGCTTTGGTCAGTTTTGTTTGGCGCACAGGATCGCCTCCTTGCAGGTTGATTGATCAGCGCCCCGCCAAGCGGGCACGCATGGCTGCCAGGGCAGAATTTCCGACTTGCGGGGTACGGGGTGCTGCAACCTCTGCGGGGAGTGCCAGTGGCATCTTCTGCAGCGGCTCACCGGCCATAAGTCGGCGAACCGCGATGATGTAGTTGCGCTCGAACAGCTTCGAGCTGGCATCGGATGGCAGCTTGTTGAGGTTCTCGAATCCGCACTCCTTGGCCGCGTGCCACACAGCGTCGTGACTCCACTTGCCCCGGCCCGCCATCGCAGGATGGGCGTTGCGAGTTGCTTCGCGAAAAGCGGCTACCACGGTTGGAAGACCGAGCATTTCTGGAGACGGCTGACACCACTGGATGAACTCTCCAGGCGGTGGGATGAAAGGCGCCCCCGCTTGGCGGCATCGCATCAGACCAAACTGCAACTGCTCGGGGCTGCAAATGCCAGCCTCAAGGAACGCGGTCAGCCATTGCTGCTTTGAGGCGTTGTAGGTCGCCTGGTCCGGCCACGCCTGCTTCCAGGCAGTGCAAATCGAACGTAGATCGCGGAAAAGGTCGTTGATCACCTCCGCAGTCTTCCGATTGAGTTCGGCCTTCACGTCATCGGGCAGCTCGTATCCAGTAGGGATGTGCTGGCCGGACTGAACCTTGGCCCACAGGCCGTGCGTGACAACCGCGACTGGGTTCATTGGGCACTTCCTTGCTCGATCCACGACGTATCACTGTCATCGAGCGACTGGCCACCAGACCCTGCCCGCAGAGGAACGACCTTCGCAGCATTCGCAAGGTCGCGCTTTCTCCAGCCGACCAGGTCGGCGATCCACTGGCTCTCGGTTTTGGCCAGCCCCTTCGCGTCGTGATGGACAACAAAACCTGAAATGGCCTTTTCCGAGAACTCCTCGATAGCTACCCCGGAACGCTTGGCGTAAGCCTCAAGCTGAACCTGGTCGGGGATCCAGTCGAGGAACATCGCGAAAGGCTCACGCGTAGAGTGTGTATTACTTCCCTTCCCTTCCCTTCCGGGGGTGAGGCCTCGATCACCGCTAGACGAGCCTTCGCCGACTTCTCGGCGAGCGCTCGACGAAGGCTCAACGAATTCAGGGTGCTTTACAGTAGGTCTATCGATCTTCTGGTGGTGCCATCCGTTGACGTGCAGGTACTGCTTCGATGCTGCCTCGTAGATGGTGATCAGTCGGTTCGATACCAGCTCAGCGAGCAGCCCCTCCACCGCTAACGCAGTGATGTCGTCGCCAGGGAAAACGAGGGCTTTGATGGTCTTGGGGGACATCGGATGGTTGCCAGCGTCGTCGCAGAAGTTCCAGATCCCGATGAACAGTAGTCGAGCCATCGCCGAGCACTCCATGACCTGTTCACTGGTCCAGAACTCAGGCTTGATGGTGCGGATACGTGCCATTACGAACGCCCTCCATGGCTGAAAGCCTGACGCGTCAGATTTGGCGAAATGCCGAAAGCTGACGCGGAATGCGCGGTATTGCCTGCATCGTCAATGCGGTGCATAATTCACCTCGAAGCTGTTACAAGAAGACCGCCCTGCCAGGCGGTTTTTTTTCGCCTGCGATTCCGGTACTGGATGGATTCGCAGGTGTTTCGGCCATCTACATGGCGCAAGGCCAAGTCCCGCATACTTTCCCCGTCAGACACCGAAGCACCTGGCGGCTGGAATTGGTTAGGCGGCAGAGCACGACTGGCTAGGACTGCAGTCGGCCTGGTTCCACGGGAATGAGGGACACAGATCGGCTCGGCTAATTGAGCCCTCGGTTAGAGCCTCGATCTGTAGTGCGCGCTTGGGCGGGACTGGACGCTCTCCTGAACACCATTGATTGACGGTTGGAGCCGCAACGCTCAGCCGGCGCGCCAATTCCGCCTGGCTGCCCAGCAAGCGGGATGCTTTTTTGGCTGCTTCTGCTGATTTCATGAGTTCTCCTTTGGAGATTTACCGATGAATATAAGGCATTACCTTATTTCGTACAAGCCATTGCCTAACCAGCGCCGTGATAGGCCTAATTAGGCAATGCTTACCGGACCAGAATTGGGCGCAGCCATTGAGGCCGCTCGGATCGCCAAGGGCGTATCGAAGAAACAACTCGCAGACGACTTCCAGGTGAAGCCTCCGTCGGTACAGGGCTGGGTGAAAAATGGCCGGATCGATAAGTCGAAGCTGATGGATGTCATCGCGTACTTCGCTGATGTCGTAGGCCCGGAGCATTGGGGTCTGCGCCCAGGCTTTACCTTTGAGAGCCTGCAGGACGTCTCCTCATTATCGGTTGAGGATCTGACGCCCACCTCGGCTGCGGATATGGTTCGCAATATGCTTGCAAAACAGGGCAAGAACTTGCCGGAAAGTGCCCGTGCGCAGCTAATGGCAGCTGCCGAGGCTTCAGACCAAGGCAACGTAATCACCCTCGACTTCTCCCGCCCGGGGCTCGTCGGGGATGAAGTTCGAATTGCTCACTACGATGTGCGCGCGGCCATGGGCAACGGCCAGGCCACGCATGACTATCCGGAGATGCTGAAGGACATACGTGTCAGCCCGAGCCATCTTCGTGAGCTGGGCGTCGAGTTCGAAGAGCACTTCCACCTGAAGGTGGTCACCGGCTGGGGTCAATCGATGGAGCCTACCATCAAGCACCGTGACCCGTTGATCGTGAACATCAACGTGCGCGACTTCGTGGGCGATGGGGTGTACCTATTCGTCTGGGATGACCTGCTCTACATCAAGCGGCTGCAGGTGGCTGATGAGGAGCACTACGAGATGATTTCGGACAACCCTCGGCACAAGGATCGGCTGATCCGCCGGGACATGACCTACATCCAGGCTCGTGTGCTGTTGGTGTGGAATGCACACCTGGTGTAAACCACCTGCAAGCGCAAGATCATCTCCAAGGATCTGGCGATCTGGCAGCTTTTGTTGGCGGCCTCATTAGCAAGGAAACTATATGTCACGAATGATCTTGGCTGTGTTTGGCTTTGCTTTGATTCCTGCGGTTTCTGCGGCTACGTCACTGCACGTGCCATCCGACTCCAAGGCCACCTACACGGTCTTAGCCCGGGACACCTCTGGGAATGAGCGTACGATCACAACGAAGCGCGTCGGATCGAGTGGCACCTCCTATTCTCGCCGTCTCTACAACTGCGCAGATCGCACTGTAAAATACCTCGGCAGCGGTGAAACCCTGGAGCAGATGAAGGCTTCTCAGCCTGATCCGCGAATGGGATCTATTGTCAGTGGCTCGATCGCCGATTATGTCGGCGCAGAAGCTTGCAAATAGGTTGAAGCCTTACCATGCCCCTAACCAAGCCCAACCAGCAACTGCGCCGAGACCTGAAGGATGCTGCCTTCGCCTTGGAAAGCGCCGCACTGGAGATGTTTCACAAAGCCCAAGGCGGTGAGGAAGCCCAGTTCCTGGAGGCGATGAAGCGCGTCGGAGAGCTGCATGATCTGGCTGATCGGTTGGTGGGGTATGGGGAAGAGGTGAAGACGGGGCGAGTGACAAGGACAAAAGAATAACGCCAGGATCTGACAGGTCATGCAGGCTGTGGAGGATCGGTTGAATGGATATCATTGAGAGCCTGGAAGAATGCAATAGTGATTATCAATCGGGTAACTTGGTGCTACCTAGACAACCGTTGAAATACATATTTATTCTTCAAACAGTATTTTAGGCACAGGGACAGCTAAAATGTCGAGCGGCAGGAAAACGATAACAATACACTATAGAAAATTCGTTAGACCAGAGCGCTCAAGGTTTACGCTTGAGCAGATGGTCCGCTCTGCAATGGACTACCCAATCGATGGCGGAATTCAGTTAAAGCATAGGTATCTCGAGCGCTTACGAGTAGATGGAGCTGACAACTACTTCATCAATCTCTACCAAGACTCCGCCCAACAACTCGGCTTTGTTTTTGGCGATGTTCTTCATTTTTCAAAAGGGCATCTGCAAGCGCTTGCCAAAACCGCAGACCAAAACGCGCAGTCCGTACCAGTGCAGCAACTTAAGGCGCCAGAACAGTCTGAGTATGTTCACTCTCAAATGTTTTGGATGATTAAGGACGACCATGCTTTTGTTGTTCAGAGTATGTCTCTTAAATCCGCAGACCTTGAAGCATATCTTTCATGGCTTCTAAAAACCAAATCCAACACGCTATCCACCACAGACTCGGTAACACTTACATCAAAATTTGATATAGATGATGTTGGTGGAGAATTGGCGGACATACAAGAAATTGTGATCGGTGGCGTTGCAACTCCTCCGCCTGTAAAGTTTGAAACAGACCCAGCAGTGCCACAAACCGTTGAAAAAATCAGCGAGATCACCCAGCATGGTCAGATCGACACGGGAAGAACTACTGGATGGGCCACAGCACGTAAAATCTTGGCCGAACTGTTAGGCGGGGATGCCAATGTAGCATCCCTGATGCAATCAGTACCTCCCGATGCCGAACTCGACGTACAAGTACATATCGGGTTCAAAACCAAAAAACGAAAGATTGATCGTGTAGCTCTGACGCAACTCGAGACCGGCTTACGCAACCTGCCAGATAGCCAATTACAAGTTAAAGCTAAAGGTGGGAAGATAGGGAGCGACGGGTCCATTCGATTGCATCACAACGCATCAATTAAGCTTATTACAGCGATGGATGGGAATAACGAAATAATCGGATCACTTTTGGATCCGGCAGATGTATTACGTGCTACAATTGAAGCATATTCTACATTCTTGGCTAACGGGAAAATCCCAGAGTGACAACGTATGCGGCCAACAACCAAAAGGAAGATAGCATCACTAGTGCTCCCTTTGCTAGCAGGGGCGGCTGCCGCATATTACACCCCCTTATCCTTTTGGTTTGACATGAAAGAAGGATTGATAGCGTTTCTCGGATTTCTTGCCGCATCACTTATGCAGGTAATGCCCATAACGGCCAATTTTGTACAGACAGACAAATTAACCCCTGCCGAAGCAAGGAAAATTGTAGATTCGCTGACTCGCCAGCAGCACTATTGGGTCGGGCTCTTAAGTGCAACCATAGCGGCACTGCTAGCAGTGATAATATTCTCCGCTTTGAAGGCGCCACTTGAGAAGTATACCGAAGTCTGGCATGGACTTTCATACTCTAGCATCGGTTGTTTTTTCATAGCTTACTTGTTCTGCTTCGTATTAATTAAAATGCTTGGTCTGTTTGAAGGAATGCTGTCTCTGCATAACTTACGAGCAGAGCTTGTAATTGTGGCGGCCAATCGAGCAGCAGCCGAAAGGAAAGAAGCCATCCAGGCAAGTGCGGGCGAGCTTCGACCCATGCTTCCTGAAGGATATGGTGCGATAGCGAAGCCGCCCCAATAGCACGCCTCGGCGGGCTTTTTCACGCCTTCACGCTTTTTTCACGCCCTACTCTGCACAGTGAAGACTCATCCGATTCCCTACGTCAGCCCGCATAGCAGTGCGGGCTTTTCTTTGGGCATCAGAAAGGCGCCTCCTCCTCTAGCTTTTCCTCCTCCCAGGCCCTGTCCACCACTACGTCGTCACGATCAGCTGCGCTCTGCGCCTCCCACCTCACCGTCACGCTCTCGTCGTCGTTGAACGTAAGATCCAGCTCCGGCGTCTCGGCCAGCAGCCCCATCACCTCCTCCCACTCCATGTCTCCATCCGTCTCCAGGCGATGGATCGTCACCCAACGCTGAGCCTGCGCGATCGGATGGTTAATCATCGACGAAACCCGCAGGCCCAGGCGTTCCAGCCCAGTCATTTCCTGACGCGCCTGCGGCGCCGACTTCTTCTGCTTGGCCATTCCTTCCTCCGATAACTGTACGTACATCCAGTGTTAGGCAGAGCTTACCTGAGCCATCGAATGATGCAAGCACGGATAGCGGATTAGGCACGCACAGAAATTAGGCATTACCTATTTACAATCATTAGGCATTGGCTTATCTTTCATCTCACGCAGTCACTCACCAGCGACCGCAGAGGCCCTCACCGGCCATCGCTCTTTACACAACCAGACGTGACCACCTCGACGCACCCAGGCCATTACCTGGGTCGGGACAAGCTAAGTCGTCGACCACGCAGCCTCTGGATAGCTGCCGGCCCCCCCCATGGGAGGACGCCAAACCATGCGAGCCACCTGATGCGTAGCCAGTAGCTGCAGCAGGCAGAGGTGGGGAAACCCGGCGCCGAGCATGGAGCGGATCAAAAACCATAGGAGGAACATGCCAATGAAGCATTAAGCCCAGCCGACAAACCGGGTCGGCAATCCGCGCATACGTGCCCTACTCAGCCGGCCAACGGGCTGCACTCAAGCGCGGAGCAACACGATCCCCAACGACCACCGCCGTATTCAGATTGAAGGCGATGCGAGGGAAGCCCAAGGCCAACGCAATGAGCGCATAGCTGCCATCTGAGGCGGTGACGCCAGACGATTCCCCGGTGCGCCTCAAGTGGGGCGCATCAGGGGGAATCCACTGGGAGAAATAGCGTGAACAAAGAAGAGATCTACGACGAGCAGATCAGCCCGCTGATGCAGCAGATCATCGCCATCTGTAAGTACAAGGGCATCGCAATGCAGGCCAGCTTCGACATCGCTCACGATGGCGAGGGGCCGAACGGCGAGGACTGCTCCAGCTTGGTCTGCTCAACCAACCTTCCCGATGGTGATGGCAAGTTCAATGAGCGCTTCGCCAAAGCCAACGCGATCATCTGCCAGGGTCATAGATCGCACAACTCTCCGGTGGTGCACCTCACTACGGTGAACGCCGACGGCTCCAAAACCCTGACGGCGATCATCTGAACAACCAGGTCCACGTCAGCCTGACGATAACTGCCCGATCCACCTGGCTCCCCATCACCAGGCTGCATCGGTCGTGACGTTCGCCCTCCCCTGGTCCGGGAGGTACGCGGCAGCGAGCGTCACGACCAATGCAGCCCAACGGAAGTGAACTCAAATGGCGAAGTCGTTCAAGCAAATGATCAAGGATGGCGAGGTGCGCCGCGCCGACGCCATGAAGGTTCAACTCGAGGACCTGCACGAAGAGCCTGGTTTCAACCTTCGCACCGAAGGCGACGCGCTCGAGGCGAGCATCAGCTCTCTCGCAGAGTTCGTCGCGACTGGCGGCCAGATTCCTCCGCTGGAAGTTCGCCCGAGGGCGGAAGGCGGTGTTTGGCTTGTCGATGGCCACCGTCGGCGCCGGGCGCTGCTGAAGCTCGATGCGGAAGGCCGGCTTCCTCGGACGCCCAATAAAGACAGGCGCGAAGTGCTGGAAGCCTGGGTGCCCGTGATCGCGTTCGAAGGCAGTGATGCCGATCGGGTAGCACGCATCATTACCAGCCAGGAAAACGAAAAGCTCTCTCCGCTTGAGTTGGCTGAAGGCTACAAGCGCCTCCGTGCCTTTGGCTGGTCGGTTGAGCAGATAGCCACCAAAGTCGGCAAGACACGGCAGCACGTCGAGCAGGTGCTCACTGTCGGCAACGCAAACACTGATGTACAGAACCTGGTAGCTGCCGGCCACGTTTCAGCTACGACAGCTGCACAAGTCGTCCGGGAGCACGGAGACGGTGCTGGCAAGGTACTGGGAGCCGAACTAGAGAAAGCCCAAGCAAGCGGCAAGAAGCGAGTTACTGCGGGTTCGATGAAAGGGCCTTCGATACCGAAGCCCAGGCTTGAAGCAGTGCACACCGCCTCACGCAATTTAATTGCATCGCTGGACTCGATCGATGAGGACAGCCGCTCCCTTACCATTCCCACTGCGCTTGTCCTGCAACTGCGCGAAGCCCTGGACGGCGCCAAACCGAGATAACAGCTCATGGACACAATCACTTGCGGCTCATGGATTGGCCAGCTCGGAAAGGCGCTGGCTCCGCGTGAGCTCGAAGCATTGCTGTGGGTGGCTCAAGGGCTCACCACCAAAGAAATCGCCCGCGAAATGGCAGTCAGCCCCGGCACCGTGGCCAACCGCATCGAGGCCGCGCTGTTCAAGCTGGAAGCTGGCCGCCGCATCGAGGCGGTCACCAAAGCCATGCGCCAGCAGATCATCAGCCCGCTCTGCATCGCCCTGGCCGGCCTGATCGCCATGCACGCAGTGATCAACGACAGCGACCCCATGCGCCGTGACCGGCGCGCGCCGGAGCGCCGCACCGCCCAAGTTCGTATCGTTCGCAAGGCCGAGGCCTTCGAGCTACACGCCTGACCCACTGAGGACCACCCATGCAGACAACAATGCACCCGGCCTTCCAAGAGAAGGTGGACACGCTAAAGGCGCTCTTGGCGCGCACCCAGGAGGCTCGTGACGAAGCTTTCGCCAAGATAGGCCAGGGCGCACCGCGCTATCAGGCCTCTGGAAAGGGCAAGATCTGGGATGTGATCGAAATCGCCACCGGCGCCAAGCAGGGCTTTGCCTACAGCTACCGGACGGCCATGCGGTTTGTGGATGCGATGGAGGCAGGCGCAGCGACAAAGCGGGGTGACCTGCAGTGATCGGCGCAATTCCTGACCAGCGTGAAGCGGTGCTGGCCCAGCTCAATGCGAGCATCGACAGCTTCTTCAGTGCCGGCGGTTCCGCTCAAGTCCTACCAGCCGCTGGGTATGTACCACGCCGGCCGCGACGTGAGCCGGAGCCAGGACCTGGACCAGTTACTGCGCCGATCGGCAAAAGAGAGGCAGCGCGTCAGCAGCGCCTGGACGCAATCCGAGAACTGGCGAAGACCATGACCTACAAGCAGGCCATGGCCCACACAGGCCTTTCCCAGTCTGCGCTTGTGCGAGCTGCATCGCAGGGCGGTTTCAAGTTCCAGCGCGACCCGAATTACGGAATGACCAACCTGGGCAAGAAGCTCAGCGACCCCGCTGAAGACAGATCGAAAGCCGAAAAGATCATCGCTTATCGCAACGTAGGGATGTCCAGGGCCGATGTTGTTCGAGAGCTGCAGATTTCCTTCAAACAGCTAGGCCGGCTACTGCGGGAGTTCGATATCGATTTCCCGACCATCGCCGAGAAGCGAGCGACAAAGAAAGCATGAAACGCATCATAGCGCGCGTCCGGCACGGCCGGCGCCAGCAGCACATCATTCTGCCGCCCAGCGGCTTGGGAGGTATCAGCAATGGCGAAGACGCCAACCCAGCGCAAGCAAGAACAGCGCGAGCGGGACAAGCTGACGAAGGAAGAGCGCGAAGCCCTTTTGCTGTCACGTCGCATTGTCACGGACCTCTATCACAACACTGACAACGCGCTTAAACGCTCAATGGCCCGAGCCGGGATCGAGGAAGAGCAGGACCTGATTTCGCGCCTCATCCACGGCGCCGATCGTCTCACGGACAAGCAGCTCGAAAGGCTGATTCGCACAACGTGACATGTCGCCGTGACAGGCGATCCAGACAAAACAGACACATTGCCACCATGTCGCACGCCGGCCACGGAGAATCACCCATGCCCATTCGCCACGCAGTGATGCACTTCATCGACAAGAAGCCGGACGGCAGCCCAGCGGTCCTGCACATGGCCAGCGCCAGCCTGCCGGAAAGCGGCGCCATCGAAAACCTGGTGCACGATGTAAACGACGGCTACAACGCCAAGACCGGCAAGGCCTGGGGCTTCTTCCACGGCGAATCGGGCGCTTATCCCCTCAGCGGCTGGCTGGCCAAGGTCGTGAGCGGCGACATGGAGTTCATCGACTTCACTCGCACGGCGGTGGAGCACCTAACCCGCCTCATGGAGGAATCCAACCTGTCAGTCGGCGGGCACGTCCTGTTCGCCCTCTACCAGCAGGGCATAACCGACTACCTGGCCATCGCGATCTTGAAGCAGGTCGAGACGATCTCGGTTGCCGATGACCTTATGGTATCGGTTTCGCACCACTTGGACACCAGCGCCCTGCACTTCGCGGCCCGGATCAACCTGAGCGAGTGGAAGAACAACCCGGCATCGCGCCAGTACATCTCGTTCATCAAGAGCAAGAACGGCAAGCGGCTTTCGCACTACTTCCAGGACTTCATCGGATGCCAAGAGGGGATCGACAGCCCAGGGGAAACCCGGACGCTGCTCAAGGCCTTCACCGACTTCGTGAAGTCTGAGGATCTGCCGAGTGACGCCGCCAGCGAGAAAAGCCAGAACCTGGCGGCCTATGCCCAGGCACAGGGCAAGCTCGGCGAACCAATCAGCCTTGATGAGCTCTCGGAAATGCTGGATGAGGACAGGCTGAAGAGGTTCGCCGAGTTCATCAGGGCCGGTGACTATGGAGTTCCCGAAAGCTTCGCTGCCGACCAACGCACACTCAACCAGTACCGCCGCTACACGGGGCGCGCTGAGGGCATGTCGATCAGCTTCGAAGCGCACCTGCTCGGCGATCGCGTCGAGTTCGACCAGGTAAGCGCCAGCCTCACTATCAAGAACTTGCCAACGCAGCTGATAGACCAGCTTAAACGCAGCGCGGTAGCCTGATGCTATCGCGCCAGGACACCGCGGGATGCCGCCTATGGCGCGAGCGCCTCATGAGTTCAGAGGGCACCCGGAATTGCGGAATCACCACAAGCAGTCAAGCACACGCCATGACTCAGTGAGGCTTCCAAACAGGCGCGCCAGCGGCCTTCAAAATCTGTTCACACTGATCCCAGTAATCCACTAATGCGGCTCTAGCGTCGGCCTCTGACTGGTAAGCGCTTGATGGTCTGTCCAGCCCTCTTACCTCATCATCGACCTGAATGCGGTAAGTGCCATCCGTTTCATCCCGCAACACCCGTCCCTTTGTGCGCTTGCCTGTATAGCTAAATCCTTCAGCGGCGAGCTCAACTACCACTTCAGCAATCTTGACCATCATTTTCTCCATGATCCGGCTCCGCGCCGGGTCGAAACAAATACCTTACTTCAACGAATCACGCCACCCCGCGATGGCGGCGCATGCCCAGGAAAAAGTCATGAACGACGAACAACGCCACCAGGAATGGATCGCCCAGCGCAAAGCCGAAGAAGCGAAGCGCCGGGAGCGCGCCGCCGAGTGCCTGAAGGACCACGAATACACCGTCCTGGCTGACACTGATCAGCTGAAGGCTTGGCGCTGCAAAGCCCCGCGCACCACCTGCTACGCCTTTGACATCCTGATCACCCGCTTCGGCATCGCCACTGTCGGCGACATCGACGGCCTGACCTTCAACGTAGGTCTCTCCTACGGAATCGAGTTCCTGGCGGGGGACGACATCGGCTACTACATCCACTCGAAGCTCGAAGAGCATTGCCGCGAACGCGAGTTTGATGAGGAAGCTTTCCGGGCGGCACTTGTAACTGGCGTGTGCAGCCAGATCTGCGAGAACACCCGTGACGACGAAGATTACGCCGCCCTGCCCGAGTGGACGCGGAATGACGGGGGTAGCGGTGAAGCAGGTCGATGGGATGAGTTACGCAGACTGGTCAAGGACCGGCTCGCAGCAATCGAATACGGCGAAGACGGGCGCGATTTCTGGGACTCCCTGAATGATCGCCTATACGAAGCCGACCACGTCGAATGCGTCGAACAGGCCAGCATGCTCATGAGCGAGCACCACGAAGTGCTTGGCCTGGGCTGCGACTACTGGGAGATCACCATCGACAGGCCTCGGGACAGCCTGATCAATCGGCTGTACCTGATCAACCACGCCGCCAAGGCGATCGTCGCTCAGCAGGCCGAAGCGAAAGCCGCCTGACCCTCCGGCGCTGCCCGCCAGCCGGTAAACGAAAACGCCGCCTGATGAGGCGGCGCTGACTGACGAGACCGGACGTTACCAGGTCTTCGGCTCTGACTTTTTGTACGAGCCGCCGGTCATGCACTTCTCGACCAGGTCTTCGCGGGCCTTATTGTCTGGAAGCGTTTTCAGGTAGTCGGGCTGACAATGTTCGCTAGTCGGCTCGTAGGCTGCCGTGTCGACGGCGTCTTCTTTGCAGCCCGCCAGAACCACTGCAGAGAATGCGGCGGCAGAGAAGAAAACCAATGCTTTGTGAGACATAAACTCATTCCTTTGAAGTGGTCGGGCGTTATAGCAAACCTCGACCAGCATCGCAAAGACCTCTCAGCGCTGCCCACCAGCGCCTTCCCCTATTCAACGATAACGCCTCCCCGGCGAGGGCGGCGCCTGCACGCAAGGACCACACGATGGCCGAATTCAACATCGTCAGCATGAGCGGCGGCAAAGACAGTACGGCCACGCTGCTGGTCGCTCGCGAACTTGAGGCGCCGAACCTCAGCGCCGTATTTGCAGACACCGGGCACGAACACCCGGCCACCTATGACTACGTGCACTACTTGGCCGAAGCCACCGGCGTGCCAATACGCTGGGTGAAGGCTGACTTCTCGCGGCAGATCGCCAACAAGCGGAAGTTCGTCGAAACCAAGTGGCCAGAGAAGGGCGTGCCCCAGGCGGTCGTGTTGGCCGCCCTTGGCGTTCTGCACCCGACCGGCAACCCATTTCTCGATCTGTGTTTGTGGAAAGGCCGCTTCCCGTCGTCAAAGGTCCGCTTCTGCACCGAGGAGCTTAAGCGCAACCCGATCATCGAGAAGGTGTTCCTGCCGCTGATGGATGGCGACAGCATGGTGCTGTCCTGGCAGGGCGTGCGGGCCGACGAGTCGCTCGACCGCCGCTACCTTCCGGAATGTGACGAGGTTGGCGGCGGCCTGTTCAACTATCGGCCGATCCTCAAGTGGCCGGTCGAGGCTGTGTTCGAGGCTCACCGCGTCGCCGGGATCAAACCGAACCCGTTGTACCTGCAGGGCTGCAACCGTGTCGGCTGCATGCCGTGCGTAATGTGTGCGAAGGACGAACTGCGCGAGATCGCATCCCGGTGGCCCGAGGAGGTTGCCAGGGTCCGCGAGTGGGAACGCCTGGTCAGCATCGCCAGCAAGCGCGGGTCGGCCACGTTCTTTACAGCGACCAACGACCCCACCGTGCATGCGAACGACAACATCAGCGCCGCAACCCACGGCATCGACCGCATGGTCGACTGGGCCAAAACAGCACGCGGCGGACGCCAGTTCGACATGGTCGATCTGATAGCGCGCACCGACAGCAACCAAAAAATGCTCTTCGGCCTACGGCCTTTGCGAGTAATCCATGACCACAGCAATCGACCTGTTCGCCGGCCTCGGCGGATGGAGCACCGGCGCGCGCGCCGCAGGCGTCCGGGTTCTCTGGGCGGCAAACCACTGGCCAGAAGCCGTGAAGTGGCATGCAGCCAATCACCAGGACACCGACCACGTATGCCAAGACCTGCACCAGGCCAACTGGGCAGCGGTACCGAGCTCCGATATCGGCATCGCCTCCCCGTGCTGCCAGGGCCATGCAAAGGCGCGCGGCAAAAAGAACGGAAATCCGGAGCACGACGCGTCCAGATCCACTGCCTGGGCTGTGCCGGCAGCGGCTGAGGTTCTGCAGCAGGAAGCCTGGGTGATCGAGAACGTTCCAGAGTTCATGAACTGGGTTCTATACCCCAGCTGGGTGGATGCGATGCAGCGTCTCGGCTACCAGGTCGCACCGCACATCGTCGACTGCGCTGACCTCGGCGTGCCACAGCACCGGGTGCGACTGTTCCTCATCTGCACCAAGAGTAAGGCGCCGATTCAGCTGCGGCTGCAGCAGTGCGAGCACGTGCCGGCAAGCAGCTTCCTCGACTTCGACGCCGGACGCTGGTCGCCAATCGAGAAGCCAGGCCGGGCCCAAGCCACCCTCGACCGGGTGCGCAACGGCCGCCAGCGCTTCGGCGACCGCTTCATCATGCCCTACTACGGAAAGGGCTCTGGCACCACCGGCCGCGACATCAATCGGCCGATCGGAACCATCACCACCCTGGACCGCTGGGCCCTGGTCGACGGCGACCGCATGCGGATGCTCAGCGCCAGCGAGGCCCTGGCCGCGATGTCGTTCCCAGCTGACACCCTTCGCCCAGACAACCACCGGCTGACCATGCACATGGCCGGCAATGCGGTACCACCGCTGGCTGGTCAGCGAGTAATTGAAGCTCTGCTCCAAGCTGCCTGAGGCTCTACGACTGGATAGATACCATTGCGATATCTCCATAGGCCCAGATCAAAGATCCGGCAATTGCCAGCCAGAAGATAAATCGCCTTATCCAGTTCAAAGGCCTGATGAAAATCAGTCGAAGTTGATTAATACCTAGCGAGCCAAGTCCTCGCGGAGACAGTTTCTCTATGGCATTGGCTGCCTGCTCTTGCGCGGCGAATGCAAACACAGCGGTAACTGCGCCGCTGCGCATGAACCAATCTGGAACAGACCGGCCTTCTGGCATCAACAGCCCAAACCACGCAGCTACCGGCATCGCTACAGCAAGTACGGATAACAGCACGGCTAGGCCAAGTGCCAACCCTACCGACCAGCTGCTGAGCTCTTTCTGTGCTTTTACGGCCTTTTCTCCCACTGGCTTGCCACTCCCTTCCATTCGAGACGGCGAAATATACGCGTCGAGGTATACCCATGCCCACAGAAAACCGATCCAGCAACACCGAGATGGTCAGCTTCCCCCGCGAGCTGTCCGACGACCTGGCAGAGCTCATCGCCACCCGCGCCAGGGTGTGCGGTGGCGGTGCTTTCGAGATCTGGGAGGCCATCTGCGAAGGCTTCGCGGCGCCAGCCCCACAACACCCCGAGCCTATAGCCTGGATGGTTGGTACTGCCATCTGGTGGACCAAAGAAAAGGCAGAGAGGGATGCGGCTGCTACTGGGCTTCCGATTGTTGGGCTGGGACCGATGACCGACGCCGCTGAGGTTGAGCGGCTGCGAGCTGCCTTGAAGTTCTACGCCGACCGGGACCACTTCGCGGAAGACATTGGCAGCGACTGGGACAACGTAAGCGGTGAGCCAGCGAACGTGCTGTGGCATGAGCAAGAGGCCTGGTTCGTTGAAGACGGGTCAATTGCCCGCGCGGCTCTGGAGCGCCAGCCATGACGCACACCTGCTACCGTCGCGACCCGAACATCAACACCGTCACCGATCTTGTGACCGATGAACAGATGCAGGCCTGTTTCAATGGCACGTACTTCGGCCACACCGACTTCCGGGGGCTGCTGGCTCAAGGCTGCATCAAGGCCCTGGCCGGCTGGCACCAGGGCCACACCATTACCTGCATCCTTGAAGAGCTTCGGCTGATCAGCTGGAACAGGCAAAAGGACAAGATCAAGATCAGCGCCAAGGGCCGCCACTACATCTGGCTCGCCTTCAAGGGCCGCCCTGGCACTTAGAGCACATTTGTACTCCATCACGCTGTAACCCCTCTCCCCTCTATTCACTGCCGCGATATGGCGGCATGTAGGGGCTAGCTCAGTTTCAGCGCCTGATCCAGCCCCAAGGTGACGACAGCTCTACCCAGCAGAAGCTTTGGGTGTGACGGCAGGCAAGCCTTTAGTAGCTATCCGGCGCGCCCGCCCTACACCCCAAGCCATCGCACGAGTCATCGATTCGCCAGGACGGGAATCGAACGCCTCCTCGTGCAAGGCCATGCCTTCAGATGCATAAACGCCGATGAACATCTGTGTTTGACCTGTAGCTGAAAGCCTCACCTGGACATCAATGTGCGTCCCGTCGTCGAGAGTTTCGTCATGGGTACGGTGGTGGAGCGCTGGGTCTGCCCACTCCCAAAACACATTTCCTCGAACTCGCATTTGACTCTCCTCCAATATTTATTTTTCATCCATTAGAGGGACAAAATAAATCGCGCACAAAAAACTGCAAGTGACGTAGATCAGAAAATCTAGCGGAGCGACAGTCGGCGTTAATGTTATACATATTTAAACTTTTGTATAAGTTTTATAGAAATCAAGAAGAGCAGTCCTGTTCTTTAGCTTCGACTGTAAGCGAATCAGCAAATTCGATCCAGGCGTTGAACGCAGCCCGCTGCGCGTCGCATGCAGCTTGCCACTCTGGTCCTCCCAAGCGTCCGTAAGCTACCTGATTCATGGTGACTGATGTGAGCGAATCAAGCTCCCGCAGCAATTTGTAAGCGCGATATCTTTTTTCTGTATCCGGCATGGTCTTTTCATCCAACTTGCACAGAAAGGTGTGGGCCTTTCCAAGGCCACTGCCCGATGGACCACCCCTGGTCTCACTTATTTCCATCAATCTTAAACCGTCCGCCGAATGGCGGCGAGGAGGAACTATGCCCGATTCAACGCTGTTGCCCGACCTAGATGGCCGTTGCCGATGACCCGCCTCGCCCTCTGCCTCCTGCTGCTGGCCACCGGCGCCAGCGCGGAGCAACTCACTTTGGACGTCGAAGTGATCCGCGACCAAAAGCGCTCTGTCACCTGCTGGATCTATAGCGCGAACACCTATAAGGGCGGCATCAGCTGCACCCCCGACAGCCAGCTGCAGGCCGGCAACCAGCGCCAGCTCTCCACGCACGAAACCCAACCCGAACCTACACCCGCACTGGCGCCTGGGCGCTGGATTGATGAGAGGTATGAGCTGTGACCTTCGTAATTTACAAGATGGGCGATGAAGGACGTCGCGAGTACGTGACGGATATTCCCGATGATGACAATCCAATCGGCGGGATTGGTTACACCTGGACGCCAAGCGGTGAGGTTCCAAGCAATGCTGGGACGAGCCCTACCGAGCAGGACGCGCTGAAGGTTTGCGAGTACTTGCGGACTGCTTGCTACGGGCCTCCGCATGATCATTTGTACGAGAAGGCGCCGGAGGGCCATGCAGCATGACAGACCTGATCGAAGTGAGGGTATCGAACCTGGCCGGCGCGGCGCTGGACTGGGCTGTTGCTAAGGCCGAAGCGGTACCGGTCTTCATCGACCACCAAGGGTGGGTGCGAAAGCTGCCGGATGACACCAGCGCCTGGCGCCCAAGCTGGAACTGGAGCCAAGGCGGCCCCCTGTTCGACAAGCACCTGGGTAGCGCCCATCACAACCCGCATCTGGAAGACAGCAGCTGCCGCTACAGCGCCGGGCCGGCCGGCACCGGCATCTGGCTGTACGGTCCGACCGCATTGGTCGCCTTCTGCCGCACCCTCGTCATTACCAAGCTCGGCGATACCGTTCAGGTGCCGAAGGAGCTGATGCCATGACTGAACAAAGCACCAAGGAATTCTACTCTGTCGATCAAGCCTCTCAGCATGCTGCTGAATGGTGCAAACGCAATCCCGCATGGCGCCGGATCTGCGATATCCCGGATATCTCCGTGTTCGAAAAAACCTACGATGAGATTCCAAAGCGCGAGCGCGCCTACTGGGAAAAGAACGGCGGCGAAGAATGCTGGCGTGAATTCGGCGCCGGAGGAACCAAGGTGCCTACCGGATTTATCTCTGGAAAGGGGGATTTCTTCGACCACGTCCTCAAAGTTCCGCTCCATCAAAACATGATGATGGTGTACCGCGTCGGCAAGAGGTGGAAGCCATGATCGCCCTCGCCTACATGGCCTACCTGATCTACAGGGCACCGCGATGAGCAAGAACTGCAACACCTGCAAATGGCTGGAGTGGGTGGACGGTGAAAGCGAGTCGGACACCGGCTTCACGTGCAACAAGCGTCATCAGCAGATGTGGGCCGACGGCCGCGAGCAAGAACTGCTCGACAACCTGGAGCGCGACGATTACCGCGCGCGCTACAAGCGCTGTTTCGAACCAGAAGTCTAACCCCTCCCCCTACTACTCAAGCCCGCCGACATGCGCGGGCGAGGATGACCTATGTCCGCAACAGAACGATTCCACCACACCGCGAACGACTGCCTGGAGCGCCTGGCGGCCGATCTCTGGCCGGAAGCCAAGCTGGCTCTGGTCATCTACACCCCGGAAAAGCCCGAGCTCGACATCGTCCTGAAGGACAGCGGCCTCGACGTCGATGAGGTTGTGAGCACGTTGCGCCGGCGCGGAGGCCTCAGCCTCGACGGTCAAAACGTCTACAAGCGCTCGCTCTGCGACGTCATCATCGGCGCCCTTGCCATGGGCAAGATGAACACCAACCCGCCACCGGCTGACCATTGGTGCCAGGAATTCTGGGATGCCGGGCGCGCCGAGGGAGCGCTGCAGGAAGAATTGGTGCAGGCACTCCGCCTAGCTCGCAAAGAGCTGGACGCCTGCCAGCGGGTGATCCACTACGCCGGCGGCTTCGATCCAGCTTACGTCGATGATGCCCAGGCCGCGATCAAGATCACCGACGCAGTGTAGGCCAAGACCCCAGCCTAACCACCAACCTGCCGCCACCGGCGGCGTGGAGACCATCCCATGGAAACCGAGATCCTTTCGGACGAAGAGCTGGTCGAGCTGACCGGCTACAAGGCCAGGGGCTACCAGCGCCGCTGGCTCGAAGAGCGCGGCTGGGTGTTCGTTGAAACCAGAAGTGGGCGGCCTCTAGTTGGTCGCCACTACGTCCGCATGAAGCTGGGCGTGACCCTTGAAGTAGTGCCAATGGCGCCACCGCCGCCTGCCGCCCCCACATGGACACCAGACATTTCGAAGGTGAGGTGAAATGCGCCCCAGGAAGACCGAAAACCGAGACTTGCCGCCCGGCATGTACCGGCGCAAGCGCACCAGCAAGAGCAAGAAGAACCCGGGCAAAGAATGGATCAGCTACTTCTACCTGGACAAGTCAGGAAAACCGGTGCCGTTGGGCACCGACCTGAGCCTGGCAAGGCTGAAGTGGGCCGAGCTGGAGGCGAAGGAAAAACCGAAGGACCTGGTCACGATGAGCGCGATCTTCGACCGGTACGAGCGCGACATCATCCCGAAGAAGGCAGCGCGCACTCAGAAGGACAACCTGGCCGAGATACGCCAGCTGCGCAACTACTTCGAAAAGGCCCCAATCGACGGGATCACGCCTGCACATGTGGCGAAGTACCGCGATGCCAGGACAGCACCGGTCAGGGCAAACCGGGAGATAGCCACCCTGTCGCACATCTTCAACATCGCAAGGGAATGGGGCCTCACCACCAACGAGAACCCGTGCCAGGGCGTGCGCAAGAACAAGGAGCTACCTCGAGACTTCTATGCCAATGACGCGATCTGGAACGCCGTGTATGCGAAAGCGGTGGGTGAACTGAAGGACGCCATGGACTTAGCGTATTTGACTGGCCAGCGTCCGGCGGACGTGCTGGTGATGAGGCGGGATGACATTGAGGGCAAGGCCCTTGGTGTGAAACAGAAGAAGACCCACAAGAAGCTGCGGATCATGCTGGAGGTGGATGGCGTGGAGAGCAGCCTGGGCGCCCTGATCAAGAAGATTCTGGAGCGCAACGCTTCGCATGGGTCGCCATACCTGCTGCTGACCGACAACGGCAAACGGGTGACGGCACCGATGCTCCGCCATCGCTGGGACGACGCCCGGGAGGAGGCTGTTAAAGAAGCAGTCGCCGCCGGTGACCAGGTGCTGGCCGGCAGGATCAGCCAGTTCCAATTCCGCGACATTCGCCCGAAGGCGGCTTCCGAAATCACCGATGTCGACCACGCCAGCCTGCTGCTGGGCCACACCAAGGGCGACATTACCGAGCGGGTTTATCGTCGAATTGGAGCCTTGGCGAAACCCACCAAGTAGCAAAGTATTGTCAGCGCTGACAAATCAAACCATTCCCAAGGGTGTTCCCATGGGTAGTTTTTCTATGCTCCAAAAACGCAGAAAGCCCTGAATAATCAGGGCTTTGAATATGGCGGAAGCGTAGAGATTCGAACTCTTATCTAAGGCTCTCCCCTATTTTAGGGATTTTTGCGTTACTTATTCCCTACCGCTTAAGCACGTTAAGCATAACAAAACCGGGCCTTTTCCGCAAATTCTAAATGGCGACACAAGCGTGCAGCCAGATGCACGCTTGTCCTCTCATATCCCGCTCGGCGAACGCTGGCCAAGGCCGATAGCCATCGTGATTTGAATCCGATTCAACAAGGAGAGCGAGCTTTAGGCAGGCAGACAGAAGGCGAATAATGTCATTCCCACGGCAATTTTTTGGCGATCACGATGGTCAGCTGTCATCGCTAAACGCGTCTACCGCCGTAATCAATTTCTCAGATGCGCCTACGCTCAGGGTACTGCATCACCTGAACGATACCGTCCCTGGAGCTAAGAGCCGGGATTGGAGACGAGGCGACATTCATAGCAATCAGAGTTGTGACTCGGTGTTACCTTTGGCTACGTCTCACTCCCCCCACTATCTCCGCAGGCGCCTCGTTCGATGGCTTCTCGGGCACTGCGGTCTCGTATACTGCTTCACAGCGGAGTGGACAGCACGGCTACAGCCTTTGGCCTTTGGCCTTTCCTGCTAAGCCCAGTGCTTGCGCACCTGGCACCGCTGGGATCTCTCGGTTTATGTGCAAAGGAGTTCCCGACGTGTCCGGGTTATCCGAAGTGTGACTGGCGTATAACACCATGCTCCGTATCGAATTTTGCTTCGCTTAACAGCAACGGCACTCCGAACTCCTGATTACGCCGCTCAATGGCGGGCCCGTCGGTTTCAACGCTTCGCTCTGAACCTCGCGGTGCGGCATGGATGACTCGGGGTCTGGTTGATTCGCCATTTCTTACCAGTATCAAACTTGCATCGACTATCCTCAGCAGGCTTTAACTGGTGCTCTGAGCGTCCGCTGAATTCACGTGGCTTAAGTCGGGCCGCCACGCATTGATGCACCTCCAGTTGCCTAATTTTAGCTGGGCAACTATGAATACAGCAGTATGATCACTAGGGCCTGTCCGCAAAAATCAGTGTACCGCACTCGTTGCCCCATCATCCTGAATGGCCCTTTGCTTCCTAGGCGCTTCAACTCCCCATATTGAGGCCCAAATGGCAGGTGACAAAAATTGCCAGCATTACGCCGAATCAAGATCGAAGCAGTGAAGCAAGTGACCGAGAATGTTAAGGTTGCGTAGCTCTTGAGCATGACCGTGCACAGCCGCGAGAGCATCAGATAACGTGCAGAGGCTGGGAGTAACCTACGTGAGAAATAGAACCAGACGCTCTGATGCTAGCAGAAGGTCTGCGCTCGCAGACGGGTTATCGGCGATGCCTACATGTTTATGGCGGAAAGCCAACTGTCGCCTCGCCGAACCACTGTACGCGGCGGTTCAAAAGGTTAGTAGTCCGAACAACGTTTCGATTACAGACATCCCATACATTCGCACGAATGAAGGCTGGCTGCATCTGGGAGTAGTGCTGGGTTTTCTCTCCCGCCCAGTGATTAGATAATCAAGGAAGCCTAGTGTGTATAGCGACCTGATGATCGGCGCGATGCTAATGGTCGAGTGGCGCAAGCTTGAAGATCTTCTAGGAAACCAAGGGCGATTCAAATAACGAAGCTACCGAAATTTAGACAGTGAATTTTCAAGATGAGACTTCAACTCTTTCGGCAACTCTTTGAGAGCATCATTTATCTCCATAAGTTCCCCACCATCTACAATAAGTCCATAGATACCAAACAACCCTAAAGCGTTGGAGTTCAGCTCATCATCATACCTCTCATCCACCACTCCTCTACAGCTAAGCCTTACTCCCTTATAAGCCTTGAGTAACACCATCACCTGACGCTGCAGTTTTAGCACATTTTGATCCGCTTCACCTGAGGGAGGGGAACAGCTATTCGTAGCGTCAAACTGTGCAATCTTGTTCATTAAAAGATTATTTTCCGCCTGCAAGCGCGTAAGCTCCCAATGCAATTCCTCTAAGTCATCTTTCGAAGTCTGGATTACTACCTCATTCTTCCTGGCAAACCATTCGTCGATAGCCGACCTATAGACGGGGTTCCGGAGAAGCGTCGTATAAGACTGTGGCTTTGATTGACGCTTAAAATATGGAGAGTCAGGCGCATTAGCTTTCGCCGATCGGAGTTCTGATATAACCACACTCAGCGCCTTGCAATATGAGGTTATATCATCGTACTTCTTTGGATCTAACAACCGCAGAGCCCCCTTGAGAAGCTCCTCATTATGGTTAGTTCGGCGAGCAATATATGCTGAAAATCTCGAATAATTACAATCTGTCATTTCTTACGCTGAGCCCGATACGCTGATAGAGAGAAAATCAGTCATAACCCTCGCCGGCTGCGTATCGAACTGATAGAGGTCTTCAGCGGCGGCACAAACCTTGTAAACTTCCATAGTAGTCATAGCCTCACTTCTTACAAGACTTGAAATCAAGGCTGCCGTTTTTGAGGCGGGCGTGAAGTCAGTCGCACCATCAACCTTAAGATATTCGCGGATATCACCTTGATACATGAGCAAATTACCACGAAGCAGTGACAACCTACAGTCGAGCTCCGGACTAGTAAGATCCGGGAAATTCTGAACGTCAATGATTCTCTTAAGGAGTTTAGAATGCGAGTTGAGTTCCACCTTTTTGTAATGTCCGATGATTTCTTGACCGTTCTTTGCCATTAATGCATTATGCCGACCACTATCAGCCATCTCTATAAGCTGCAGCTCTAGAGCTTCGAGCATAACCGCTTGACGCGCATAATGGTCGTGCTCCCTCTCCAACTTCTCCATCTCAGCTTCACTCCGCTGCTCGGGCTTACGCCTGAGCAGCTCTTGAATCATGGTTAGAATACCCACCATCAGCTCCTTATACTTATCCTTCTGTGCACCGATCGCAGGAATATGGTCGACACCTCGAATTGCATATGGACAAAGAGCACACGCATTGACTCCACCCAACATGTGCACTACTTCTTTAGGACATATATTATTAAACGGGCAAATATGCGTAGCATTGAACGCAAAATCCGTCACATCTTTAGCTCTAATTAGGTCTAAACCGTCTGGGCCATTCTTTATACGAGACAAGCTCATAAGCCGATGCGTGCTGATAGCCGTTTCAGGGTCAGAAATTATTGACTCGCGCAGGCGCTGATTCAGCTTAATAATGGCCTCCGCCATTAGCGGTGCAACTCCATCTGTCAGCCTATTCTGATTTCGCATAAGCATCTCAAAAAGGATCTCGTCATGACTTAGCTCATCCTCATCATGAAGCAGCAGATAATAGTAAACCTGATTTTCACTCTGCCCAGTTAGATTTTTTCCAATAAACGACGGCGGCAAGAATTTTATTGCCTCTGACACAAAACCGGCACGGAGACCATGCGGAGTAATATCACTGACCAGCTTCTGCTGAGGTACCTTTGATAGTTCTTCTACGCTGAAATTCCCGATGATAGCGTCTGGAAGCCCTTTACCACGCGTAAATTTAATCAACTCTCGGGTTTTCGAATCCCCCAGTTTCCTGCGAATGAAATACTGCATCAAGACTAGCAGCAATCGAAAACTTCGATAATTGGCCCAAGAGTTCATTGACTGGGGAGTTCTAAAGAGAGGTTTCATTTCGCCAAAACCAGAGCCTTCTTGACCTCCATACCAAAGCGGTTGATTATATGAAGGATCAGCACAGCAGTCATACCAATCACGCTGTCTTTTCAATAAATCCATTACATGCCGAGAGACGATTGCGCTCCAAGGCCCATGGGCCTTATCGGTACTAACATAAAGCGGTGCAAGTGGTCGACGGCTATTCTCATCAAGGTATTTATCGTATTCATCTCTATCGAGCCAGATCAAATGCTGTTGTCTGATACCTGTCTCGCACATTAGCTGTGTGAGGCGGATATCATTAGTAATTACTCGCTCCTCTTTAACGAATGCTTCTAGGCCGAGAGACTTTTTAGTCACAACCATATTTATAATCCGATAAAATCGCGGAATATATTCAAAAGAATGAATTTTATTGTCATGATAGAGTATAGGGCAGTAGTTCAATAAGCTTTGATCTATCGCTTCGCACGACAACTCGCCCTTACCCCAAATGCCAGCCCAGTGAGGATCATCTGCGAGCTCTGATGCATTTACAATAATTAGCTCATCACCCCTCACGCCTGGCATTTCTCCAGCTGCCATCTCGTTGAGATGCATCACCAGATACTCTAGAGAATAGAGCACATCAATAAATGTTGCAAAATAAGCCCTAGGGATTGACTTCTTAACTGTACCACTGCGCCCTTTAATCCTGGCATAATGGTTCTTATTGAAAGTATTCCTTACCTTATCCGCGCCTAATAGAACTCGATTGTTTGTCTCAATGTATATGTGCAAATCCTCAACAACTCGCACACGCTGATTACGAGTCTCCGGGCACCATTTATTTATGGCTGTCACAACATCAAAATATTGTAGGAACGTCTGCGGAGGCTTGATACTGTATTTCGCCACCCCATCAAGCAATTGGTTATCAGCTGTAAAATGTGCCGTATCAAATAAATCATTCAAAGTCCTAGGGTAGTTACCTAAGTGCCCATCCCTAATCTTGTAAAATGCGGACAAATACAGAGCACAATAGCAAAGCATATAATTTAATGCCACCTTCCTATTCTTTGGATTTTGGACTGGATTTGCTCTTGAAAACTTACCAAAAGTCGACTTCACAAGTAGACACAGATCCTTAACTTCTACGTCGGTGTATTTATATCCCGGCGGCATCTCGCCCTGATAATCTTCAATATCATCTGGCAATGCAAAACTGGTTCTAACCAACGCTGAATTGCTGTAGTGCTCCGCAAGCAGCTCCACTGAGCAACTATTATTTTGTAGAAATAGCAATGAATGATCAGATAGCGTCACCTCACGCGAAGCTTCCTGCAGCTGACTATAAAACTGAATCTCTATTGCTTTGGCCGCAACCTTCGAACCATATTCAGATTCGAAAAATGATTGTATCTCCGAATCCTTTCCACCTAATTGCCCCATCGTAGACAAAAAATCTTTTATATAGTAACGCTGTAGCAACGATCCGCGAGCGCCAACACTAGCCCAGTAAAGTTCTCTAGTATCTTCTTTCGTCAGGTCATCAGGCTGATATACAGTTGTCGAAAGCAACACACGGTACCAAGAGTTAGCACGGAGCAATCTTTCCTGCTTGCCCAATGATCCCACATAAACAATATCAGATGTCAAACTTACACTGCGAGCAAACTCCAACGCTTTAGAGCCACATGCTTTAGTAACTCTATCCAGAACAACGTCCTGATTAACCGGCATCGTGAAGTCCAACGGCAGAATTAATTTTCGCCTACCCCACAACAAAATAAAAACAGACTTAAAAAAACTAGTCAGTGCATTAGAAGCATACTTATGACTGGCAAATTCTGGAATAGATGACTTGATCTTTTTACCGTTCCAATAACAGCACTCCAAGACCTCATTTATTTTTAGTTCGCTCCAATTCCTGATAGTCATCGGCCCAAGCGAATCTAAGGCGTTCGACACCTTCTTAAATGAAGATGAACGACTTGCATGGGGATAGGCATCTTTAAAAATTGCCTTGACTTCGCGCACTGCCTCACTGAAAACCTTACCAACCTCCGCTGTATGCACAAGCCACACTGGAGAAGTATGAGACATGTTGATCATGCTGCATCCTCTAATTGTTCTAAACGCACTAACTCTTGCTTAAGAAACGCAATCTGAGTCTGCCTGATAGTTTGCGGCCCTCCACCCATCCTAATAAGGTTTGATGCGGCCACCGTCGCATGAAGCATCTGCACATCTTCTCTTGCATACTTACGAGTAGTGTTAATATCACGATGCCCCATGTACTGTTTAACCATGTGCAAATCCAGGCCAAATGATCGCCTGCTGTTTCCATTTGGATTTGGGCAGTGGTTAGCTAAGTAGTACCCATACATATGTCTGAGGCTATGAAAGCCATATTTACTCCCGGTAACTTCAAAAGCTTTCTTCTGAAATCGCTCTAGCAACGCTTGATATGAAAGACACATTGGCTCACCAGTTAATAGATTTCTAATAAGAAATCCATGATGACAGCCACCACCTCGAAGCCTATCTTTATTCTTTTCTTCCTTAAGATAATCCACCAAATACTTCCAGAGCAACGAAGCAAACGGCTCGATAAGAAATGTCTGGGACTTATCTCTTCCTTTGCAGGGAAGCTGATTCATGGTAGTTTCAGAGATATACTCAATCAGCTTATCTCTTCGCGTGCTAGGGTCTACAATGTAGATTCTTTTTTTATCCAGCGCTCTAGGCGCTAAATCAATATCCTCTTTTAGCATTGTTAAGGCTTCGGATATCCTACATCCGCTTGCCGAAAGCAGACTCCATAATACTTTGTCTCTAAGCGAGTTGCTTGACTCTATTAACTCTACGCACTTATCGATAGGAAAGGTCTTCTCGTCTCCTCCATATTCATCCATGTAGGCGATTTCAGGTTGCTTGGATGCGGGACGCAAACCCGCTCTTTTGATGCGGTTCGCACCACCTGCTATGCATGCCCCAAGCCAAGTATTTCTCTTCAACGCTGCTCTGACAGTACTAGTTACAGCAGTACCAACCGATGTTTCAAGAGAAAACCCTGTCAAGTGCCGCGAAGTTATCGCGCCCTTCGACTCAAGCTCATCTAGAGCACAGTTAAGTTGCTCGCTGGCGTCAATAAATTTATTAACTGCGGCCAAGTTAGAAATTACAGATGCACCAGCCAGACCAGGGCTTCCCACTAACAGCGCTACCTTTCTCGCGATATCATTGTCACTTCTTGAACCGAAGACTAGATAGCTCTCATAAGCATGCAGAGCTTCTTGTAGTCTCTGACTACTTATCGCCCCCTCCAACTCGACCAAAGCGAATATATAAGTCAGGAACGTTTTAACCGCATAACAGTAAGCCTTAACTGTGCGGTAAGAATATTCGCGAGCGAGCTTGTAAGCCCAGTTATCCAAAAATCTGTCTTGCATTTCATTAAGAGTAGAAAACCTAAAAGTTTTCAACCCATTGCGCACTGTAGGGACAAGCTTAAGCCAGATGCCACATTGCTTATTTTGAAGATATTCCTGATCTACCAT